ATGATAGAATTTAAGGCAACTAAAAGAACTAAAGGAAAATTTACTAAAGACTTATCAACTAAAGATTTCTACAAAGATTATTGTAGAGCATCTTTTAACAACAAAAGAATACCTGTAGATTATGCAATATACTATAAAGTAGTAAGAGCTTTTAATAAAGTATTACAACGTAAGATAGTTGCTGAAGCAGGTTCTTTTAAAATGCCTTACAATTTAGGATACTTAGGTATTACTAAATATGAAGTTAATTTTGACATAGATAAAATAAAAAACTGGAAAGTTAATTATGGTGAATCTAAAAAACAAGGAGTATTAATTTACTATGATCAACCATTTAGGTATAAATGGAAGTGGGATAAAACTAAATTAAAACTTACAGGTAAAAAGTTTTACAAGTTTACACCTTGTAGAGAAGCATCAAGATCTATACCTGAACATCTAAATAAGAATCCAGGATTTGATTATTATGAACAATTAGCAAGAAAACAATAATGAGTATAACTAGATTTAAATCAGTAAAAAGTATAATAGCAGGATTATACAGGGACTTAGGAACAAATACAGAGATCAATGAACAAGATACTGTAGAGTGGATAGGTGAAGCTTTAAACATGATAGGTTCTTATCCTCAACTTCAAGAAGTATCAACTGTTCTTACAGTAGCTAATCACAGAGTAGAACTACCTTGTGATTTTGCATATTTAAAAGATCTTACTCATAAAGATAGACCAATGTATTGGTCAGCTAAATCTGCAGCAAATAATTATAATTGTCCAGATTGTAATGATATACCTACTTGTTGTACAGATTATAATTTTTATATACAAGATGGTTATATTAATACATCTGTAGAATCAGGAGATTTGTGTATGGTATACTTAGGTATTCCTGTAGATGAAGAAGGTTATCCTTTAGTTCCAGATGAAGTATATTTTGACAAAGCTTTAAAAGCTTATGTTACTCACATGTTAGATAGAATACAATTTAGAAAAGGTTTACTTCCAGAAGTAGTATTTAGATTATCTGAAAAAGATTGGTATTTTTATGTTAATTCTGCAAGAGGTGCAGCTTACATGCCTAATGCTGCTCAGATGGAAAGAATTAAAAATGTTTGGGTTAGACTTATACCTAAACCAAATGAATATGCTACAGGATTTAGAAATTTAGAAACTAGAGAAAGAAGAAACTTAAGATAATATGGAAACTAATAATAACTTTTCAGGTGGAATGAATTCAGATCTTTCTAAGATATTTCATTCCAAAGATTCTTATTTACAAGCATTAAACTTTAGAGGAGTTACTACACTAGGAGAATCAAATGGTTCTTTAGTTAATATCAAAGGTAATGAATGTAATATTCAATTACCTAAGTTGTGCAATGTTTATAAAATTCAAGTTGCAAACCTTAATGGTTTAAATGATGATACAGTAACTATAACTATTAATGGACAAACTACAGCACCTATTAGTATTGCTAGTGGTGTAGTAGGTTTAACTATCTACAATGCTCTTAAAAATTTAGTTAACTGTTATGAAACAACAAACCCTATAACTACTGTTACAAAATCATTTGCAGTATCTTGGGCTGATGATTATGTAGTTGTATATCAACAACCTGTTTATCAAGATTGTGGTCCTCAAGGAGTTGCAATAAGTCCTATTATTGTAATAAATAGAACTGTTATAGATATTAGATATACTTTACAATTTGTAAGTATACTTGGTGAATTTAGTAATACTAGCACACCTTATGTTGAAGGTGTTTCAGATTTAATAATTATAGGTTCACAATTTATAGATGAAGATATTTATCTATTTACTTGTGAAGATACAAGTGTTGTTCCACCTAATGATAGTTTTACAGACATTGGTGCTATATGGAAATTATCTATTGATAATGTAACTAGAGTATCTACATTAACTTTAATCTATGCAAACTATTTAGACTTTACAAAATTTCATCCTATTGCACCTACTGCTGTATTAGGAAGATATGAAAGTGGTAATTTACAAAGATTATATTGGACAGATTTTTATAATAGTATTAGAACTATAGAAGTTACTAACCCACAATTATTTGCATTAAATCCTGCATTAATTTCAGTATTTCCTGGAGTAACTTTTGAGTTACCTTTGTTAAAAGAATTTGGTACAGGTTCATTAAATCAAGGTACTTATGAATTAGCTTATAGATTAAAAAAGACTGCTGGACAAGTAAGTAACTATTCTCAAACATCTAACATGGTTCATCTCTTAGGAGATGAAAATTCAGCATTTAATGATTATCAAGGACAATCAACAATAGTTGATTCAGGCAGAAGTATTACTTGGACAGTTAATAATGTAGATACTGCTTGGGATTCAATAGAATTTATAATTCTTTATAGAGCAACTAAAACAGATTTACCTGTTATATATATTACACCTGAAGAAGCTATTATTAATGAATTTATATTAAATACTATTCCAGATACTTGGGATATAATATCATTAGAAGAATTTTTAACTTTATCTTCAGGATTTACTCATGCTAAAACTGTTGAAACTAAAGATAATATTTTATTTTGGGGTAATGTTAGATCCATTAAACAAAAAGAAATTAGTACGGTATTTGATGCTAGAGCATTTAGAGCTAAGACTTCAGGTGATGATGATATTTATGTTAAAAATGTTGGAACACCATATACTTTAACAAATGCTATATTAACACCTAAGACTGATGACATGATTAATGAATATTATGACTCAGCAGGTGAACCAGGAAGTAATGCTTGTTATTATAAACCTAACAGTTCAGTATTAGGTGGTAAAGGTGCATTTATAGAATATGAGTTTGGTACTGAAAATATATTATTAAGTGATGTAGTTAGTTCACAAGGTGAAGGAGGATCAGGTTCTAATTATACTTGGACAATGAATCCTAATACATCAGCATCTCAAAGTTATAGTACAAATTCAACTATTAATGTAAATGATTTAAATAGTGTTATTCCAAATTTACCACAAGATTTAATATTAGGTTCTACTGATTCAGATGATCAAGTATATCCTATTGAAGGAGTTGGTACAACTAAAAATCCATACTTTACTTCAGTAATGAAAGATTATCAACATGAAGAAATTTATAGATTTGGTATTCAATTTTTTGATTTACAAGGTGCTCCATATTTTACAGAGTGGATTGGTGATATTAAAATGCCTACTGCATCTGATTCAAATACTATTAATAGAGGTCCTCAATCAGTTCTTGAAAACATTGTTGATTTTAGAAATTCATTTTTACATGGAGGTAGAATATGGGGACAAACATTATATATTAAATTTACAGTAGATGTTAGTGCTATTGCTGAATACATAAGTGGTTATCAAATAGTTAGAGTTGAAAGAACTGATGAAAATAAAACTATCTTAGGTACAGGAATGTTAACTAATACATTTGTAGAAGAATCTAGTAAAGTAAATGCTGTATTAGGTGGTGGTATGTTTTTACAAGATGATTTTTTTCCTTGGATATTTCCTGTTATTCCTTATGGAGTTATAGGAAAACCTTATCACCCATATCCAGCACAACAAAGTTTAGAAACATTAAATCCAGATATTGGTTTTGCTAATTTTGATGATGCATCTAAATTAATTTTAACATATGATTGTTTTGATTTTATGACTGGTAGTTATAGTTATAAAACTGGAGATAAAATGTTAATTAGATCTAGTGTAAAACCTATTAATTATGAAAATGCTCATAATGCATTACCTAATCCTAGATATAGATTAGGATTTGATAATTTAAATCAATGGTTAACTAATACTGTTACTAGAGCAACAGAACCTAGTTATGATGTTCCTGGATTTGATAGTGGAACAGGTAGATATACTACAGGATTTGATTCTGAAGAAATGCCTTTTTATTTATTATTTTATGTAGAAGATCAAGTTCCTTTACCAGATCCACTTTCTTATGGTTTTAATAAACCAATTAAATCTGGACAAATAGTTAGTCCTGCACAAGATGTTCCTGGTGTTTTAGGTAGTTTAAATTTTAAAAATAGTTTATTTACATATGGTGATACTGATGATTCAGTTCCAGGTATAGGTTCTCAAACAACACTTTTAACTTTTGAAAATCCTAATGGAATTTGGCCAAGAGATTATCAGGTTTATAATGGTGAAAAATTAATGGGTTTATATTATAGACCTAATAATTTACAATATGGTGGAAATAATTATTCTGCAAGAAGTGCAAATGAATATATAGCTTGTGGTAGTTTTGTACCTTTAAATAGAAATCAACAAATATTAGTTAACAATAAAAATATTAATTTTAAATGTTATGGTGGTGATGTACATATTAATTATTGGGATCATCAAAAAGTAAGTAAAAATATTAATTTTTTTGATGATACAAGTAAAAATGGTACACCTATTAAAATATATCAATGGGTTCCTAGTGGTTCAGGTAATCCTGGAAGCCCTAGTGGTACTACAACTAATGTTAAATTTAACATAGGTAATGTATTTTATTTTCCTTGTAAAAATTCTAACAATCAAGCAGTTAGATTTACATATCATGCTGATAAATTTTTATTATCTAATACTTATAATCAATTTGATGAATTTGGTTATCAATCTTATAATTCTAATGAAAAGAATGTAACTACATTTTTTCCTAAACCATTTAACTTTGTAATTAATGATGAATGGAGAAGTAGAGTTTATTACTCAAATGTAAAAATTGATAATGAAGTAGAAGATTCTTGGTCAGTATATCCTATTACACAATTCTATGATGTAGAAGGTAACTATGGTGGAATAACTTCATTAATAGCTTTAAATCAAAACTTGTATTATATTCAAGAAAAAGGTATTGGTGTGTTAATGATTAATCCAGTATCTGCATTAACTGGAGATGCACAAGGATTTCCATTAAGTTTAGGTATAGGTACTACTATTCAAAAGCATTATTACAAAAGTATTGATTCTGGTTCTAGACATCAATGGTCAGTATACAGATCTCAATCTGCAATTACTTATATTGACATTAGACAAAAGAAAATTTTATTATTTAATGGTGAAGCAGTAAATCCTGTTTCTGATTTAAAAGGACAAAGAGGATTTTTATACAAAAGATTACATGAAGCATTAATAGATAATGATAATCCTATTATAGGTAAAGGTTTACTTGTAACTTATGATTATCAAAATAATGAATTTTTATATACATTTAAAAATAATTCTTTTGGTAAATTTGGACTTCCAGATTTAAAAAGTAATGAAAATCTTACAATTTCTTATTCAGAGTTTCAAGATGCATTTGTATCAATGTATTCATTTAGTCCTAATATCTATATAAACAATAATAGATTTTTATGGTCAGTAGATAATGATATAGATAATTCTAAAGTGTATTTACATAATTATGGAACTTATGGAGTATTTTATAATCAAGCACCTAGCCCTAGTTTATTAAAATTAATAGTTAATGAACAACCTTTGTATACTAAAGTATTTGATAACTTAGTTTGGTTATCTGAAACTGTAAATGATAACATTGAGTGGTCAGATGATTTAAATTTATATCCTGGTTCAATTACTCAACCTGCTTATCCTGATAATGTAAATATTAAAAATACTACTTTTGACAAAGTTAGATTTTATAATGAATATCAAAATACTGATTGGGTTGATTTAACTTATGGAACTAACTTAAGAAAAGTTGAACAACAATTTAATGTACAAGTACCTAGAAATAAATTTGACTATGATACAACTAGTCCTTCAACAGTATCTATCTTTGATCCTGCTAAGTTAACTAAAACAACTTTTGGAGAAAGAATGAGAGATAAGTGGATGACTATAGACTTGAGTTACAATAACTTACTAGGTCTTAGATTTGTAATACACAATATTAAAACATTATTCAGAATATCTGATAGATAATCTATATAATTAAAAAAATTATTATAATTATCCCAGTTATTAGATTCTCTAAAATACTGGGATTTTTATTTGCATATACCATTTAAATACCTTATATTATATAATAACAATAACTTAATTAGTTATACCATGAAGAAATCTAAAAAAATACCTTATACTCCTAAATATAAATTTGGAGGATTTGAAAAAACTATCTTTACTCCAGATGCGGATGATAAGAAAAAAATGAAGAAAGTTGGAAAACAAGCAGGTACTGCAGCTTATGGTGTAGGAGAAGGATTGTTAGATACAGTTACTATGGGAGCTACTGATCAACTTACTGATCAAGGATATTATGCTTTACAAAAAGCAGGTAATTCTACTCAAGATGAAATGAGAGAACAAGATTCTATTAGAGGATTTAGTAATGCTGCTGGAGCAATTGGTGGAGCTATTATTAATCCTGGTGCTACAGGTGCAGCTATTAGTCAAACTGGTAAAGGATTAGGTGCAGGTATAAGTAAAGGTAATGAAAGTAAAGATTGGGCTCAAGGTGCAGGTATGGCTTTAAATACAGCAGGACAAATTGGTGCTATGGCTTATGGTCAAGCAGGATCGCCTATGACTTCTGGAATGCAAACTCAAGCAGGTAATTTTAATGCTTCTAGTTTTGGACAAGGTTTAGGTAAATATAATCAATATATGAATCAAGGAAATATGAATGGTCAAATGGGTGGTATGCTTAATAGTTTTATGGGTGGAGGTTCAGGAGGAATGGGTGCTGGTTTTATGGGTAACTTACCAAGTGGTACACCTCCTTTAGCAATGAAATATGGTGGACAAATGAGATTTGCAATGGGTGGTATGAATATACAACCTAATTCTGAAGTTGAAGATAATGAAATGATTACTTCAAATACACCTCCTCAAGTATTTGCTAATGGTGGAGTTGAATTAGCTTCTAATAATCCATATGGTACACCTACTTATAAAACAAAAGGTTCTACTCACGATGAAGTAAATCCTGATGGTTCTACAGGTATACCTATAAAAATGGAACAAGGTTCTATTGTTAATGGTAAAACAAAAGTACCTTCTTTTATGGCTAATAAAAAAGGAGAAACTTTTTCAGAGTATATGCAAAAATTAACTAAAGATGAAAACAGTATTACAAAGTTAAAAGATAATATTTTAAAGAAAGCTGAAAAAGGAGATAGATATTCTAAAAATAGTAGTGATTTATTATCATTAGTTTTTGATAAAAAATTACAAGGTTTTGCTGAATTAAAAAATAAAGCTAACGATATTCAAAATGCAATTATTGCTAATAAAGAACAACGTAAAGCAATAAATAGAGGAGAGTTACCTCAACCTCCAATGGATAATCAACAAATGCAATCTCAAGGTATGCCTGAACAACTTCAAGGTGAAATGCCAATGGCAAGATATGGTGGTATGATGAATTATATGGCAATGGGTGGAGTACAACTACCTTTTTATAATACTGATAATGCAGGTAATCCAATGTATGCAATGGGTGGTGGTTATCCTGCAATGACTAATCCTTACAATAACTTTAAAGGTAGTATACCTATGTATGATGATGGTGGTAATATGCCTGAAGATCCACTAACTACTGCTTCTAATGGAACAACACCTGTAAATGGTACTTTAAAAGTAAGTGATATACCTTCTTATGGAAAAACTGGATATGATGAAGCTAGTATGAAAAACAAAGATACAAAATTTGAAGTTTATAATAATCCAGATTACCTTATTCAAAATCCAAATATAGATACTGGTAAATGGAATGATTTTCAAAAATTTTTAAGTACTTATAAATTACCTACAGGAGAAAATTTTGTTGGCAATAAAGCTGGAAATACAAAGTTAGCTAATGATTATACAAATTTAGCTATTTCAGATTATAACAAAGGTTTATCAGATAAACAAAGATCTGTTAGTTTAGGTGATATAGAAGAAGTTCAAAAGTATTATAATCAAGGAGATCCAAATGTACCAGTTGATAGAATCTTAGGAAGTAAAACAACTCAGTTTAGGTATCCTTTTTTCTCTAGTGTAAGTAAAACTAAAGCTAAAGAAAATACATTTATGCCTATTACTTATGGTGGTCAACAATATGTTGTAGATGCTAAAACATATAATGAAAAAATACTTCCTGTTAGTGAAGGAACAAGTAATGAAAATGTAAGTAAATATTTTCAAAAATATGATCCTAAAAAACATAGAAATATAGATGAAAAAAATGTAAATCTTGTTAATAAAGTTGGTGGTTTAGAAGGAGGAAGTGGAACATTTAGAATTCAAAAAGAAGCAATTCCTAAATTTACATATGAAGTAGGTAAAGGAACTATGAAAGAACAAATGGATGCTTACACTAAAGAAAGTGGAATGTCATTTAAATACGGTGGCCAAATGCCTAAATATAAATTAGGTGATGGTAATTTACCTACTAATTTTAACTTTGAAAGATCAAGAGCTTTTAACCAAGAACAAAATCAAAGAAATTTAGCTTTTAATCAAATGACAGGAAATAAAAATCCTGGATATAGTAATCCTAATGTATCTGCAATGACAGATGAAGGAGAAGGTGTTGTTGTTCCTGGTGTACCTGTACCAAAATATGAAACTGATTATACTAATGCATTAGGGCCAGATTGGTATTCTAAAGAAGAATCAAGAAAAAGAGAAAATGAAAGTATGGCTAGAATACCAGATAATTCATTTACTCAAATGAATCCTAATTCTAAAAACTTTGATTGGGGTAAATTAGCAATGCAGGGTGCTAATTTCTTAGGACAAAATGCAGGTAATATTTATGATTTAACTAGAAAGAATGAACCTTTAGAAACTTATGATTTAATGACTGCAAAATACTTAGATCCTACACAAGCAATAGCAGGTGAAAATTATATTGGTAGACAAACTAGAAAAGCAATACCAGGATTAGTTGGTGGTAATGCAGGAGCAGCTATGAATTTATTAGGTGCTAATAAAGCAGGTACTGCTAGTAGAATTGGTAGACTTCGTGAAACATATGATAATGCTAATGCTCAAATTGCTAATCAAACTAATCAATTTAATACTGGTATAAAGAAAGATCAAGCTGTTGCTAGAGCTGCTAATGCTGCTGCTTTAGAAAATGTTAGAAGTCAAGCTATACACAAAGGGGGTGAATCATTTGGTAAGATGACTAAATCAGGTAGACAAGATAATATGGATCAAGATACTTTAAAGATGTTCCAATGGAGATACCAAAATGAACCAGGATTTAGAAAATATATTGATAATTTTAGTACTCAAAATAATTCAGGAGAAGCAATAGTTTAATAATTAAATTAGTATATTTGTAATATGGGAATAAATAGATTTAGTACAACAGGTACCAGTGAGTATACTCCACAGCATGTACCACTACCTTTTGATACAATAACCAAAATGGGTGAACAAGTAAAACTTGAACATGATACTGCTGATGCTGAAGCAGCAAAGTGGAAAACTGATATTCAAGGTGGACTAGCTACTCAAGAACATGCTAAAGCTTTAAATGCTAAAAAAAATGCTATGTTAGCAGAAGCTCAAACTAGAGCTGAACAAACAGGTAACTATGGTAGATTAACTCAAGATGTTAAAGAAATAGCTAGTGCTGTTCAAAATGATCCTTTATATCAAGGTATACAAAGAGATATTGCGATAACTAAAGATGTTAATAAACAAAGAACAGATCCTAATCATCCTTATGTTATACAAAATTATTCTGATGAAAAAGGTAATGTTAAACAATTAGGTGTTGATCAACCATTTGATGAAAGTTATTACAATGTAGTAGCACCAGGTGATAGAAACGCAGAAAGAAAACCTTTATATGCTCAAATAAAACCTGTTATTTCTAGAATTTATGAACAACCTGTTACTAAAACTTGGATTGATGAAATGGGTAAAGAACATACTCAAACTTTACAAGAAGGTGTAGAAGCAGAAGGATTAAGAAGAGCTCAGGTTAAAAACGTAATGGCTAATTATATTAAACAAGATCCTAATGCTTTAAATACTCAATCTTATATGTATGATAAAGCAAGATTTGCAAAACAAGGACTTGATTGGACACCTGAACAAGAATTAGATGCTACAGCTAATGCATTTTTAGGTGAATATTATAATGAAAAAGAAATTCAAAAATTAGGAGCTGATAAAGTAACAGCATTACCAAAAGATGCATCAGGTAGAACTAGAACAGGTGGTACAGGTGATGATGAAGATGGTGTTGTAAATCAATATGCATTATTAGTTGATGCTAAAACTGCTCAAGTTGCAGCTCCTCAATTAGATCATTTAGGATGGGCTAAAGGTCCTGATGATGTTCCAGGAAGTCACATGGTTACTTTAGATAATACAGATGGTCAAGGAGCAATTGTTAACTTTGCTAAAGTAACTCCAGATAATCCTCAAGCTAACAATGTTGTAACCTATGGTAACGAATTAAATAATCTTAAAAAGACTACAGGTATAGAAAATAATGAAACATTCTTAGAAAAATTAAAAGCAAAAGATCCTAAGAGTACTTATCAAATTGTAGGAAATCAAATTTATGTTACAAGTCCTACAATAGTTAATGGTAAAAATACAATTAAAACTGTAAATGTACCTGTAGAAACAATGAAAGAATCTTATTTAAAAACTACAGATAATTTTAAATTACTTGCAGAAGAAGCTAAAGAAAATGGTGTAGATATTTCTGATCCTAAATTTAAAGATAATTATTTAAAAACATTAAATGTTAAAACAGTTAAAGAGGCTGAGGATATGGGACAAATGTTTAAAATTTCAGGAGATTATCCTTTTATCTTAAAAGATGGTAATAACAAAACTAATGTTGGAGATAAAGCATTTTTAGATGGTTATATTATTATGACTAAAGATCAAATAAATTCAGAATTAGTAAAAAATGGAAAATATGGTAATGAAGAAGATTGGACTGGATCACCATGGGTAGATGAATGGCAAGAATTATTTTTAGAATCTAGTGGAGGAAATGGTATGATACAACCTTATACTGCAACAAGAGATGGTATAGAACAATTTAAAATACCAATTAAAAAACCTATTCAAGTATCTCAAATTGTAAATCAAAATTACAATAGTTCTTTTTATACACCTACAGTTGCTTCTAAAAAATCAGAATATTTTGCTGAATCTTATAATGATTTATTAGGTAAAGGAATGATGGAAAGAAGAAATAAAGTTTTTGGTCAATCATATACTTCAAACCCTACAACTTTTAAAAATAATATAGTAGCTGATATATCATCTGATCGAAATATAGATGCTGATATTAAAGGTGAATTATTTAATATGATAAATGAATTAAAAAGTAATCCAAAAGCAACAAAAGAAACTTGGGTTGGTTTTAAAAATGCTTTAGATTTAGATGGTCCTGAAGAAATATTAAAAAAATATAAAAATAACGGAGTAGTTGCTCAACCACCTGCAACTGTGGGAAAGAGCCAGGGGGGTTGGTCACAAACACCAGCAACTCCCCTAAAGAAGTAAAATACACTGGTGGTATTAGAGATTTAACAAAAAAAGTTGTAGTTAACGGTAAGTCTATTAATCCTATTAAAAGGTTTGATAATCCTATAGATGCGTATAATGATATTTATCACGATATACATTTAAAACTTAATGGAGGTTCAAGTTGGGTAAAACCTGAAACTACAATAGAAGCATATATTCATAAATTTGCACCTAAAGAAGATCAAAATAATCCTGCATCATATACTCAACATATGATTGAAAGATTAAATACTGATTTAAAATCTGCAGGTAGTTCTACAGTAATATCTAATACTTCAACATTAGGAGATATTAAATCAAAACTTCTTGAAGTAGGTGTTGATCCTGATCATGCTTTTACAAAAGCTCATTTAAAAACAGAAGATCCTACAGTATTAAGAGATTTAAATAAAGAACCTAGTTCTACATTACAATCAACAAGTACTTCTGCAACTACACCAAATCAAAATAATGTTGTTAAACCTAATTTAGAAGTTAAACCTAAAGTAGAAACTAAAGTAGAAACTAAAGTAGAACCTAAAGTAGAAGTTAAACCTAAAACAGTTATTAAAGTTCCTAATAAAGAAATTACTAAAAAACTTATTGAAAATAATATTTCAAAAACAGAAAGTGGTAAACCTATATCAAACAGTGATTTAGTTAAAAAAACAGATGAAGCTTTACAACAAGCTTATTATGAAGCAACTAATCCTGCAAATAAAGGAAATAAAAAAATAGTTGAAAAATATTCTACATTATTAAATACTAGAAAAAAATTAATAGATAATATTAATACTGATAAAGCAAAAGAAGCTGGTTTTATAGATAATTTTTTAAATACTAATTTACCTGAAAATGGAATGTTTACAAGTACGGCTTTAAATAAATTAGGAGCTACAGATGAAGTAATTAAAACACCTTATGATGTACCTAAATTTGAAAGTTATTTAGAAAGAGCTACTAAAAATAAAGAAAAAGAATTAGTTACTAAAAAATATGAAGATTTAAATCCAAGTAGTTCAACACCTTATTTAAAATTTAGATATTCTGCTAGTAATTCAGATCCTATAAAAATTAATACTTATTCAACAAGAAGAAATAGAAATAATAAAACTGAAGTTCCAGGTAAAGGAACTTTAATGCATTTTTTAGATGAAGATCCAATAACAGGATTTCAACATTCTAATACTAAAAACTTTTATAAAAATCAAAAACCAGAAGAATATGTTGGAGTATTAGAAGAACGTAAAGATGGTAATTATTTAAAAGTAGTTCCTAAAAAAGATGTTTCTGCTAATTCTAAAAAGTTTTTAATTAGACAAACAAAGTTTGATGATATTAACTTTAATACAATGACAAGAGATCGTAATTTTGAAGGTCATACTTATTGGACAGATAAAAAAACAGGTGATGCTACTATACCTATTTCAATAGCTAAAGATCCAAATGATTATAACAAAACTAGTGGTCAAGCAGTTATATTTATATTTAAATATAAAGGTGAAACTAGATACATAAACTTTGCTAATTCTCCTAATGCAATTAGAGAAGAAGGTGAAAGAATTAAAAAAGAATATAAATTAAAAAGTGGTGATTTAACAATTGGTTTAAGTGATGCAGGATCATTTTCTGCAGCATCTAGAGCTAGAAATAATAAAATAACAAATTCAGAACTTATGAGTAATTATTATAATACAAGTGGTGATACAGGTGCTGGAATGTCTTTTGAATAATTAAATTTCATATTTTAAAAATAATACATTATATTTGTAATACAAATAAAACTAAACACTATGCCAGAACCAGAAAATGCAGTAGATTTTTTTAATAATTATAGTACACAACCTAAAACAGATGTACCTAAAAATAATGAACCAGTAAGTACTGTAGATTTTTTTAATAATTATGGTAAAAAACCTTTAACTAAACAAGATGTAAATCTTGCAATGCAGGATGCTCCTGTTTATTTAAATAATAATGAAGAATTTACTTTAGATCCTTCTAAATATGAAACTAAATATCAATTAGAATTTACAGATGCTGTAAATAATTTTAGACAAGGTATTGATGAAACTCAAAAGTCAGCAAATGAATATGATATATCTGCAGCTAAATTAAAAATTGCTAATAATAATAAATTATTACAAACATTAAATCCTAATGATCCTGCTAGAAATGAATTATTAAGAGATAATGATAATCAAATTAAAGAAATTGAATCTGCTACTGAAGATAAAATAGCTAATCAAAAAGAAATTGATAATGAATATGTTAGTAAAAAATATAAATTAAATGAAGCATTAGTACAAGGTCAAGGTTCTGAAGCAGGATTTTTTGATAAACTAGAATATACTATGCCTAGTATGCTTGGTAGTAGTATGAGTTTAATTGTTCCTAATTTATTAGCTACTTTTGCTACTAAAGCAGGAGCAACTGCCGCTACTGCTGCTTTAGCTAAAGCTGGAGTTAAAGGTTCTAAAAGTAATTGGATGGGAGGAGTATTTGCTGTAACTGGTGCTATAGGTGGTATTGCTTTAGGTAGACATTTAGAAAGTAAAAGTGAAGTTGGTGGACAAATTACTGCAAATGAAGATGCTTTGTCTCAAGAGTATATTGATAATGTTTATAATCAAACAGGTCAAGAAATAACTAAAGATCAAATTCCTCAAGATGCTATGGATGATATTATTATTCAAGCAAATAAAGGTAGAGAAGAATTATATTATAAAAATATGATGTTAGCTACTACTGACGTTGGAGAAGCTTTATTATTTTCTCCAAAACTTAATTTGTTTGGTGCTAATAAACTTTCTAAAGCTGTAAATAAAGCAATTGATTATAATAAATATACTAGACTTGGAACTAAAGCTGCTAAGTTTGGAGCAGTATATGAATCTGAAAAATTTGAAGAAGGTGCACAATATGCTTTTGGTAAACGTCAAGAAGATTTTGCATTAAATTCAGGAGAATATGAAGATAAAGGTTTTGTTAAAAATTTATTAACAGATAGTAAAGATGTATTATCTTCAATGAACTTTAGTCCTATTGGTGAAGTTAGAGGTTCTGGTAGATATGCTGATGATAAACAATTTCAAACAGCAGAAGAATCTGGTGGAATGTTAGCTGCATTAATGGGTGGTATTCAAACAACAACTAAAGTAGCTAAAGATTTAAATACTTATAGAAAAGTAAATAAAGAATTACAAGATGATGGAGTATTTAATGTTGATGCTAATTATTTTAAATTAAAAGATCAGATATTACAAAAGCATTTTGAAAATGGAACTACTCATCATTTACTTGAAGGTGTTAAAAACTTAATAGGTAAAAAGAATGAAGATGGTACTGAAATTCTTACTAAAGAACAAGCTAAAGAAGAAGTAGATAAAGTTCAAAAAGCATTTGATACTTATCAAACTGTTGAATCTCAAGTAAATCAAGTTGAGAAAAAAGGTGCATTTTTAATGTTTGATTCTGCTGAACAAAAAGTAGCTAAAAAAGCAGTTAAAGATAATTTATTTCATACCTCTTTACAGTTAGCTAGAGAACAAAAAGATTTAACTGATTTAACAGTTAAAAGAAATAATGTTCAAAATGTTATTAATGATCCTAAATTAAAAAACTACAATAACATTAATGACTTAATTGAAAAACAAAAAGATGTAGTTGAAAAATTAAAAGCTTTTGATCCAATGGGAACAAAAGAAAGTTTTAATATTCCTTTTAGACTTAAAGCTAATGAAGAAAAATTAAAACAACTTGAAGAAATTAAAAAAGCTGAAGAAACTAAATTAAAAGAAGCAGGAGTTGATATTAAAATTGAACCTTTAACTATTGCTGAACAAGATTTAAATAAACAAATTATTGCTAAAGAATCTTTATTACAAGAACAAACTGATAATTATAAAGAGTTATTAAAAATTAAAGATGATAAATCTTTACAAGAATGGTATTCTAAATATAATAAAAATAAAAATACTATTAGAGAAAATGCTGATGCTGCAGAAGCTAAGAAAGCACATACTGATGAAACTAAAGTTACTGATTTTTCAGAATTTGAAGATGAAGAAAATGCTCCAGCAGAAGATACTAGATGGTATAAAGATATAACTGATAGAAAAGAACTTGATAATATTCTTCAACAAGGTAAATCTTCAGGACAAATTACACAAGCTGATGAAGATGCTATTGTTAGTGATTGGGAAGCTATACAAGCTACTAAAGCTGTTTCTAAAACTGATTGGAATAACATTATTAATAATGCTGCAAATGGTGATGAATTAAAAAAGATTATAGATCAAATTGATGCTGATGTTGATACTCAAATGACTCCTGAGTTATTAGATACTATTGCTAAAAAAAGAGCTACTTTTACAAAAACAGAAGTTACTGAAAATGAAGTTATTGAAAAATTATCTAATGGTATTACTAATTCATTTGATGATAATTTAAATACTGATGAAGTATTAGAATCTAATAATACAAATAATGAAACTTCTAATAAAGAATTTGTTAGTAAAAAACCAAATGCTTTAATGATGAAGTTTTATGATTTTGTATCAGGAACTAAAAAATGGGCAAGACATACTAAAAAAGAATTATTAGGTTATGTAATGGAAGCTTCTAGTGCAGAAGTATCTATTGATGAATCTAATATACAAGTATCTATTGATGTTAATAGTCCAACAGTAGCTATAGAAGGATCTGAAGTAGCTTATGTACACAATGGTAAAGATATTGCTTTAGTTGATGCTAATGGAAAAATTGTAGGTTTCTTAGGATTAGGTACTAATGAACCAGGACCTAAAGCAGGTCTAGATGTTATTGTTGCCTATAAAGAATTAATGGCTATTAGAGAATATGTTTTATCTAAGCCATCAGGTACTCTTAAAACTACAATTTTAGTTAAAGGACATGGTAAATTATTAACTAAAATGGCAGGTAACTTACCAATTTTAGATCAACCTGTTTCTCAAAGAACAGAAGATATGATTGAAGGTAGACCTTTATTTTTATATGATGATGGTGTAGGATTAACTAGTAAAAATTTAACTGAAGCTCAATCTAAAGTTGCTGAACAATTTAAAAATATTTCATTTTCTGAAGGTAGAGTTTATCAAGCTGTTAAAACTGCTAATGGTACTTGGTTTGTTATTCCAGTTTATACTAAGTTAATTGGTGAAGTTAGTAATTCTAAAGAAGTTATTGATAACATTATTTCAATATTAAAAGGTGCTATTGTTGATGGTAAAACTATTGATTATAATAAAGCATTACAACAATTAAATAAATATATTTTTGCAACTAACACTACTAACTACAAAACTAATCTTCAAGCATTAAGAATTTATGAAGATAAAGATCATGTAGAAAATGGTACAGTAAAAGTTGGAGTAGTTAAATTAACATTTAATGATATATTAACTGGTAATAAAATTGATGAACTTAGAAAAGCAATAAGTGAAGTTAGACATAATTTATCAGCTAATGAATTAGGTAAATCTGAAGAAGATTCTAAATTAATAAATAATGATGTATTAGTAACTAACGCATACACTGATTCTACAGGACAATATTATGTACAACCTTATATTGAAGTTAATAATCCTGAAGGATATGTTAAACCTGAAATTAAAGTAGAACCTATTAGTGCAACTACAGCAACTAATATTTCTCCTGTTGTGACAACTACAACTTTTACAGATGAAAAACAGATTGCTAAACTTAGAGCAGATGAGCAAGCAGATCTTGTTAAAGCTAAAATAAATTTAGCTAAATTTAAAGATACATACGGTGAAAATCAAGGTGATATGCCTGATGCTTTATACGCTATATATAAACCTATTTATGATAAGTATAATAAATTAATTACTGATGTATCAGAAGTTAAACCTACTACAGATGCTAAAGCTGATGTAAAACTTTCTTCTACAGATAAAATTATTTGGGGGCATCCAGGATTAGGAAAAACTACTTTTAGAGAACAGAATCCAAATAAAGTATTAGATTTTGATACTGACTTTAAACCTAAGGTTGCAAAACTACTTGGATTACCTAAAGATAAACAAAACAGTAAAGGTTTAAATGAATGGAGAAATGACCTAAATGAAACTGCATTTGAGACAGCTATGAGACAAGTATGGAAAGAAGCTGTTGCTGAAGCTAAGAAAACTGGTAAAATGCTTGTAGTTTCTGATATGATGTTTTTAAGAGAAAATGCTAAAGACTTTGATAAGATAATTACTTTAGATAAAGAAACATTTATAAAAAGAACTACAGAAAGAGGTGATGATGTTACAAAATTAGAATCTTGGAAATCTAGTATTGATAAAACAATAGCAGCTCTAGATCAAAATAAAGTTATTTCTACTGGTAAATATTTTTCAGAAATAACTTCTTCTACAGATGCTAAAGCTGATACTACAGATTTAGAAACTCAAAAAGAAGAGTATGCTAAAATAGATGAAATATTTAAAAATGGAAAAAATGGATTATATCAATCACCTAAAACTTCAAAAAACAAAAAGTATGCTGATAATTCTTCTAAAGGATGGAAACTTCATATTCAATTTAAAAAAGGAGAAGTAGTTAAAGTTGCTAAGTTTTTATATGATAATAACTTATATTTTAAAGCTCACAATGATGGTGGAACATATTTTAATAGTATGGCAAATGATGGAGCAACTATTTATATTGGAAGTAGTGAAGATGCTTTAAAAATATCTAATTTAATAAAAAATAATTTAGGAGATATATTAGAAGAAAATAAATCTACACAAACTTTTAATATTGTAGATAAAAATGAATCTATTTATTCAGGTTCTGGTAGTGATATTACCTTTTCAAAAGGTATGGGTTTAAGATTTGATGTGGCAAAAACTAAACATGGATGGCTTGGAGAAAAAGTAGGAGATGAAAGAGTTACTGATAAAAAATATTCAGAACATGGTGCAGATTCTTGGTTTGGTAAAAAAAATGCAGGAGTTCCTATTTTAAATAAAGATGCTCAAGAGTTTTCAAAACTATCTGATAAAATAAAAGAAGGAACAACTAAAGGATTAACTTTAGAAGAATGGAAAAAACTTTATGCCAGAGCTTTAGATATAATAAATGAAAGTAAAAAAGAAGCTGAAAAAGATTTTGGTAAAGATTTTTTAGGTATTGATAATATAATCAATGCTAAATATGATGCAGAACTAACTGCTTTAAAAGTTAAACCTGCTGAAACTACTAAACAAGAAATAATAACTCCTGCAAAACCTAAAAGAGATATTAATAAAATTGATGTTACAGGAGATGACTTTGCTGAAAGTAAAACTCAATTAGGTGGTGAAGCTGTTAATCAAGCTTCTTTAAAAGCATTAAATAAAATATTACCAGGTCTTAGTATAGCTAATGCTAAGTTAGCAGAAGAAGTTGGTAAAAATATGAAAGATACTTATGGTATGTTTCACAACATGTTAATTTACTTATTTAACGGTGCAACTAATAGAACTTTATTCCATGAAGCATTTCATGGTGTATTTAGAAATATGTTATCTGATGAAGAACGTAGAGCAATATTAAATGAAGCTATTAAAAAGTATGATAAACCTAATGCTGCAAGATTACAATTTTTAAGAAAAGGTAAAGGCAATGCTAATTTATCTGATGAAATTCTTACACAATTACATTATGAAGAAAGATTAGCTGATGATTTTGGTAAACATGCTGATGGAGTATTTAATCCTTCATTAGGTCAAAAAATAATTAATTTCTTTAATAAGATTGTAGATTTATTTGGAGTATTTAAAAATGCTAACAAAGATCAAATTACTAAATTATTTGAAGAAGTAACTAAAGGTAAATTTGCTAAACGTAGTATTGATGCTAAGTTAGCAAATAAAGCTATTAACTTAGAAGATTTTGGTGGAGCTTATAGTAGATATTTAAATACAGACAATTTAAATATTCCTTTATCTGTAGAGTTAGAAAGAACAAACTCTATTGCTAATCAGTTATTAGATGGTATTTCTAAAGAATTAGCTAAAGGTACACCTATGTCTGAGATTAAAAAGAAAAAAGTTAATGAAATTGCTTCTAAAATTAGAGCACAATATAAACTTGTTTGGGAAACTGAAGATGCTAAATCTGATGATGAACTTAATGGTCCATTATTAAAAATTGCTTATGGTGTAGATTTAAAGTTTGAAGGAATGCTTTTAAATGCTAAAAAATTAATTAAATTGACTAGAAAACTTAACCTTGATGGAGATTTTGTAGATACTGCAGAAACAGAAGGATCTGAAGATGTAACTAAAGATTCTGAAAATATTGATAATATGCAGGGTAATGAATCTAAAGGGTTCCAAGAGCAAACTACAATCTCAGGTATTAGATCTGCAACTCAAGATATTAAATTATTTTTATCTAATATTCCAGTAATTAGTAAACAAGGTGTTGTTCAAATAGATTCTTATGGATTTACAATATATCATTCATATGAAAAACTATATTATAAGTTAGAAACTTCATTAGTAGGTACTACTTCATTTGTAGAACAAATGAAAATAATGAAAGAACTTGCTCCATATAGTACTGAAATGAAACAAATAATTGAAGCTATTGAAAAAATAACTAATCCTCAAATAGCTAAAAACTTTAAACAACAATTTGCTTCAAACTTTAATAAACAAGTTTTAAATTATAAATTAGTTACTTATGCAAAAAGTAAATTAGGTTATATATTTAAAATGTTAGATCCTAATAGAAAAGATGTTGCATTAAATCTTAAAACAAAATGGACTGCTGATAATATTACAGATCCTACTAATCTTGCTACTAGTGATATTAGAACTTTTAATGAAGATTTAGCTGTATATCAAGTAAGTAAAAATAAAGTAAGTGCTTTATTAGATAGTTATTGGTCTAAAGGTGAAAAAACAAAAAGTGGTACAATATTAGTTCCTAAATTAACTATTGATGAAGTATATGAATTAGCACAAAAATTAGGTATAGGTTTATCATTTGATTCTATTGAATTATATGCATCATTAAAAGAAGAAAATTTAAAAAATTTAACAAGAGATTTGTTAAATTATGGTGACTTAATGTATGTTAAAAATAAATTTACACCAGCTAGAAATGTATTAAATAATTTAATTAAATTAGAAATTAATGCTCAAACAGAATTATTTACTTCATCATTTAATAATGTTGAAAACTCTGTAGTATATGCTGTACAACATCAATCTTTTGCTTCTAAGTTAGTTAAAGCTTTAAACTCTAAAGAAATAGCTAGTGATAATTTAGTTAAAGAACTACAAAGAGATCCAATGAACTTTAATAACATTATTTTAAATAATAAAGGTAAGTTAGAAATGTTTGCATTAGATGGATTAAAAATGCAAGGAGATAATATTACAGGTAAGAAGTTTAATCAAATACATGCAGATGATTATTTAGCAATGATTATTAATATGTATGATAATCCTACAGCTAAAGATAATAAATTAGAACTAGAAGTAGGGGTATATGCTCCTATTATTCCTGCAGAAAAAGGATTATCATTTGGATTTACTGGTATAAAAATATCTGTAAATAAAATTGATAATAAAATACCTGCTGATTCTCAAATTGTTAAAGAATTTCAACAACTATTCTTTAATGAGTTAGCTAGAATTAGACAGGTAATGATTGATATTAAAACATTACCTACAGATAAATTAATTAACAATGTTCATTTAGGTAAAAAATTAGGTTTACAATTTAATTTACCTAATGCTATTACACCTAAGTTAAAAGCTAAATTAGATGCTTTCTTACAAACTACATTAGATCAAACTATTGCTAAAGGTATAAATCCTTCTGAATATTTAAGAGGAATGCTTAGTAATGTAAGTGATGAAAAAATAGCAAAATTAATGGAAGAAATTAATACTTCTATAATGGTTAACTTAGAAAGTATTGAACAATCACATATTGCATTAGCTTTAGAAAGTGATGTTATACAAATTAAAGAAGGTAAATTAGTATCTGATAAATTATCTACAGATAATGTAGAAAAACTTATTAGAGAATGGGCTTTAAACTCTACATTATTTAATGTATCTCAATCATTATTAATTAATGGTGATCCAGCATTTTATAAAGGAGCTGAAGATAATGGTAAGCGTTTTTACCAAGGATTTTCAATGCTTAAATTTGCTGATACAACAACTATTGATGATTCTTACAAATACCTTAAAGGTGGTAAGATGAAAATTAATGTTATTGCTGATGTTAAAGAAAGTACTAGATCTACTCAAGATTTAGCAGACATTGCTAAAGATAATAATTTACCTAAAGTACAAGAATTAGCTGAAGCTCATTATAATCAAAGAGAGGAAGATGGTAAAATAGTTAACCCTTTAAATGCTACAGATGCTCAGTTATTTGTATCAGTAGGTGTTTATGCTGAATTAAAAAGATTATTTGGTGTTTCTTCTCAAGAATTAACAGAAGGATTTAGTAATGCTGATTTAGCAGATGCTTTAAATAATGTACCTAAATCTCAACAAGGAATTTTAGATATTATAAAACCATTCTTTTATGGTGTTCAATGGAATGAAGAATACCAAAGATATGTACCTATACAAGTTAAGTGTAGTATATTCCCATTAAGTAATAAATATGTTGCTAATAATCCTTTATTAGCTGAACATAAAGCTTTAATGGATGCTGATGAAAACTATCCTCAAGTAATAGCTTTTGAATCATCAATGAAAGCAATGTTACCTAACAGAGTTAAGATTGAAAATATTGGTGAAACAAGTATTGTTGAATTAGATTTAAATAACTTTGGTGAGCAAGTAGCAAATCCTGATCACATGTTAGATTCTAGTAATAGTTCACTAAGACAGATGAAGATGTTAATGTATGGAATGGTTCAAGAAAAAGATGCTAATGGAAAAGATTTAATGTATGGTGATAAAACTGGTAGACAAATTAAAGATGAAATAGCAATGTTAGATAAAGCTAATATTGAAGAAGCTTTAGGTAAAGTAGTTAGTGCATTTGAAGGAAACAATAAAGAGTTTAATGAGTTTATTCAAAATGCAATTACTTCTAGAAATTCAACTTCAATTATTGAAGCAGTATTTGAACAAAAACCTGATGGTACATTCTCATATCCTTTAGATTTAATTAACTCTAAAGCTACTATTCAATTAATATCTTCAGTATTTAGTAAGCGTGTAGTAAGACAAGAATTTAAAGGTGGTGCTGCAGTACAAGTATCTTCTGTAGGTCTACAAATTGCTCCTAAGCAATCTGATTATAAAACAGCTAAAGCATTTCAAGAAGCTGTAGAAGCTTCTCCAGAATTAAGTAAATTACAAACTAGTTTAAATTGGGTAAGAAAAGGAGAAGTTGATCCTAAAACAGGTAAAGTATCTTCTATTGATTTTATTGAAGCTTATGCACCAGCACATGCTAGAGAGTTTATTAATCCAGATGGTTCATTTAAAGATAATATTCCTGATGAATTAAAACAAATGTTAATTTATCGTATACCTTATGAGGGAGCTCACTCTTCAATGGTTATTAGAGTTGTAGGGTTTTTACCTGCAGAATACAAAGGTGCAATGTTATTACCTTATGAAGTAACTCAACAATTTGGAGCTGACTTTGACTTTGACAAAATCTACTTTATAGTTAAAGACTTTGTAATGTCTAAAGATGGTAAGTTTAAAATATTTAAATACATTGATGGTACTTCTGAACAAAATGTATTAGATAGATATAAAGCATTAATTAATCATGTTTTAAAAAATGATAAAAATGCTAGAGATTTAGTTAAACAAGCTAATAAAGAAATTGAAGAATTTGATTATACATTAGATTATAATGATAAAATTCAAGTATTATTAGACAATAACATTATTCCATTCCCTGAAGATTTTGCTAAATTATCTGTAGCTGATCAAAATATTAAACCTGCTAGAGATAATAAGATTTTAGATAACTATATGCAAATTTTAAGATCTGTAAATATGTTAGAATCTTTAATTACTCCTTCTGGGCCAGGTGCTATTGCTGATGTTTATGAAAATGTTGAAGAATCTGAAGATCATGGTAATTACTTTACTCCAGGACATCAAGTATATTTAAAAGATTTATTCCATAAAATATCTATGTTAAAAGGTGTATCTGCATTACAAGTTACAGGTCATGCTTGGGCTACTGAAGGTAATTTAGAAATTAAACCTATTACTATTAAAGAAAATGGAGAAAGTATTGTTATTGAAAGAGGTGTAAAAGTATTTAGTAAAAATGAAGAAGGTAAAAATGAAACTCAAATTAAAAAGAATTTAAGTAAAGTTATTTCTGATTCTGGTAATAAAATTGTTGAAGAATTATCTTCAATGATGGCTGTAATCTTAGATGCTGTTAAATCTCCTAATCAGTTACCTTCTATTGGTATTAGTATGAAAACTTTACCAATATGGTCTTATTTAGTAAGATTAGGTTTTGGTTCTAGAACAGCTAGTCAGTTTACATCTCAACAAGCTATTAAAGATTTATCTGCAGCATTAGAAAATAATGATAAGCAATTAAAAAGTAAAGATTTTGTTAAACAAGATGTTAATACTGTAAGAGCAGAATATATACAAAAATATCAAGAAGCTTATGATGCCTTATATGCAGAAAATAAATTTAATGAAGGAAATTCTATTAACAGTAGAAAGATTGTAGAATATTTAGAAAAAAATGATTCTGAAAAAATAGGTAAATATAATACATTATCTTTAAAAGATTTAGAAAAATATTCAACATTAAACCCTGAAGAATTAGCTAAAAAGAAATTAAAGCAACCTTATAAAAGTCTTAGTCAACAAAATGAAGAATTAACTGGTACAGATAAACTTAATTATTTAAAATCACAAATTGTAGCTTTAAATGTGTTTAAAGATTCTGAAGATGTAATTAAAGAATTAGGAGAATTAAATCAGTTGTTTAGTATTAACAAAGAAACTGGACCTAACTTTGAAGATGTAAATAGTAAAAAAGCTAGTAAAGAGTCATTGATAAAAGATGATACTGCTATTTCAGGTATTGGACAATTATTAAACAGTGATGCAATTAAACCTTATATTGATACTATTGATGCTCAATTTGAGATTATGGCTAAACATTATAATTTTGCTTCACCATTCTTTAATAACATTAAAGATGAATTAGCTAAAATGCAGTATGGTAATAGATCAAATCTTACAAGAATTCCGGCAGAAGATAGAGAAGTTATTAATGGATTTATTCAGATGTTCTTAGATGCTGAAGAAACATTTGATAATATTTATACTGATGAAAATAGAATACCTGAAGAAGATTTTATTAATGACCTTAAAGTATTATTAAGTAAAAAGATTTCTACAAGTTATAAATATAAAATATTTGGAGATAAAGTATTAACTGCTAAAGCTCAAGAACAATTAAAATCTACAGCTTTACTTCAATCATTAGAAGTAGTATCAATTAAAAACTCTAATCAAAATTATGTTGCTTTAAAAGGTAACAGATATGAGTTAGCTCAAAAAGAAATGATGATTGATGAATTAGTTAGACTTTACAATTCAAAATATAAAGAATTTGCTGTTAGATTAATTGAACAAGCATTTAAAGATACAGGATTCTTTTCAGGATTACATGCTTATTCAGGATTAATTCATCCTAGTATTTTACAAGATATGGGGTTAATTGAAGCTAGAGCAAAAATTAGAGAAATGGTTAAATCTGAATCTACTAATAAAGGAAGAATGGCAAGAATTATTGATCAGTTAGTTAGAAATAATGCTAAGAAGTTTACTAGAGTTTATGATAATAATCAAAAGTTATTTACTGAAATTGAAGAAGGTAAAACAATTATTGTTGATATGAATTCTAAAGACTCTAGATTAAAAACTGAATTAAATAGACCAGGTGAAGATAATAAACATCCAATGTATATTAGATATACTTTAAATGATACATTTACTCCTATTTACAAATTAGATGTTGAAGCTACTGAAGAAAGTGGTCAAATTACTTATCGTCAAGTTAGCTATTTAGGTTCTCCTGCTAAAAAAATAGAAATTAATCCTAATTCTGATGAAGTAAAAACTAAATTCCCTAATAATGAATATGAAAAATTTGTAGATAAAGATAAAACTAAAACTACTAATGGAAGATCTGAAGCAGATTTAGCTGCAGAATTTCTTAGTGATGATGAATTAACTTCTGTACCAGAAACATCAGAAGTAGAAACTAATTCTGATAGTGAAAATATTACTGATGGTCAAGCTGAAATTAAACCTGAAGGTTCAATATTATCTGCACAAGATTTAGCTGATGAATGGGGCGATGAAGAATTTGAAGAAGAAACTACTGAATCAACTACTAGTGTTGAAAGTAAAGAACTTACTCAAGAAGAAGCTGATTGGTTAGCTAATAATATTAAACTAATTACTAGAACATATAAAGTTTTTAGTATTCATGATGCTATAGATACAGAATTAAAAAATCCTATTATTATTGGTGAAACTAAAGTTACTAATATTGATCCAGATGTATCTGAAAAACCTTATATAATATTTGAAAGATCTTCTGGTAGATGGATGGTTAAAATAGAAGAAAAAAAAGGAAATCTTTTTACTAGATTATATAAATGGGCTGATTATAATAAAAAAGGAGAGTTTAGTTTTTATGTCTCAGAAGATTCCTCAGCTAATGATAAAGCTAATATAGAAAAAGCAGGTTTAAATCCTTTAATTCAACAATTATATACTGATACTAATATAAAAGATCCTGGAACAAGATTAGGACAATTTGAAGCAGCCAATGCTCTTCAACAAAAATATAATATAAAAAGAACTTTTAAAGATATAATTAATGAACTTAAAAATAATATTTCACCAAGTCAAGAAAAAAGTGTATCTTCAACAATTATTAATCCTGAAATAACTCAAAATAAACCAGATGGTCTACCAGGAATAGATCGTTCACCTGAAAGCTGTTCATAATATGCCTTGTCCAATTACAATTAAAGAAAATATAACTAAAGAAATAAATGATATGTCTGGTAATTATATTAACAGATCTCCATCATATATTGAAAAGTTAAAAACTACAATTAACAATAGGTTTAAAACACCTGTTGTTGATTTTTTTAAACAAAATGATGATACTTATTTAAGTAATATTAAAATACCTCAATCATTAATTGATGAATATTATAAATATGAGTTAACTCTTGAAGGTACTAAAGAAGAATATTATCAGGAAGAAGAAGAAAAAACTAAGTCTAATATGTTTAATGAGTATGGAGTAACTCCTGAAGAATGGAATAATGCTTCTGAGTCTGAAAAAGAAATGATAATTTGGCAATCTAAAAACAACTGTTAATATGTCGTGTATAAATACATCATCACAAGAGTTTAAACATTTATTACTATTAAGTAAAATGTCTGAACCACTACTTAAAGCTAAAATTGCTTTATGGCAAAAAGTTAATGGATTAGATTCTTTTCCTAATATAAATGATTTAAAATCAATTAAAGATATTGAAAATACTCCTTCTACAGGAAGTTTTGTATCTAGTAAAGGATTTCCTATGCAAAATTCTAATTTACCAAAGTTAGAAGATAGAAGTAAAACTATAACTATTAGACAAAAGAAATATCCTTCTGGTGTTTATAAGTTTGGTAAGTTTTTTTATCAATTAACATTAGTTAATCCTAATTTATCTCAAGCTTCTGATATTGGTAATATTGCTTATTTAAAAAAGAAATTTACTGATGAAGAACTTAAACTTCAACATATTAAAGATTTCTTTGATAATAAAAAACCAGCTTATGTTTATCAAATTTTAAAGTTAGATGCTACTGCTCAAATGAGTTATACTGAAGCTGAAAAAAAAGCAGAATTTGAAAAATCTAAATCAGCTAATGAGTATAAAAATCAAATAGTTAATTTAAAAAGAAGTATTGGTAGAGTTAAAGCTGCTGTTAAAAAATATAAACCTGGAACTGAACAGTATGAAAGGTTTAAAGCAATGGAAGTTTCTATGAGAGATATGTTATCTAAGTATGAAACTACTAAAAACAAAGCTTATTTATATGCATTAGCTAATATGGAATTAGATAACATTGAAGCATTAATTAGAGCTTATGAAAAAGGTAATAGAGAAGCTAGTGTTAAAGTTGTTTCTGAGTTATTAGAAAAATTAGATAGTTTATATGAATTATCTGAAGAAGGTATTCCTGAAAGAGTTAATAATCTTAGAAAAAGATATACTTATGTAATGCAACATATTGTTAAAACTTCTGTAGATGCAACTTCTAATAAGAAAGAAGATTTATCTTATGATGAATTACAAACTGATAAAAGAGATATTAGTTATTTAAATATGATGACTGGAGCTTTAGCTAATTCTGATAATAGAATTGCTAGAACTATTGGTATGTTAATTAAAACTACACAAATTAAAATATCTGGTGAACAAGGTGCTATTTATGAAAAAATAAAAGCATATACTGAAGGTTTAAAAGTTTATGCTAAAGGTCATAATATGAATATAAAACAAGTATATGATTTATTTATACAAGATTTAAATAATACTACCGTGTTAACTAGACCTTATACTACAGAGTTTTATGAAAAGTTAAATGCTTCTTTAAAAGCTAAAGATAAATTATATTTAAATTTTGCTAAATGGGATAGTGCAACTAATAGACATGTACCAATTAATCCTGCTAAATATGTCAATCCTAATTATGAAACTATATTTAAAAAAGGTAATGAAGAATTAGCTAATTTCTATAAGTTTTATCAAGAAACAATTAAACAATCTTTAGAAAGACTTCCAGATAATGAACAAACTGAAAGAATAAATCCTGAAGATTTTATTCCTAATTTATATGCAACATCATTAGTCGATATTGCTAAAGCTGAAGGATTTACAGGTAAGTTAAAGTTTTTAGCTAAATATATTACTGGAATGCAAGTATATAGAATTACAAAAGATGATCTTATTAAAGATGAATCTTTAGAAAGAGATGTTATTTCTTTAAAATATATTAGTAAATTAACAGGTGAAGAAAAATCAAGAGATTTAGGTGAAAGCTTATTTAAGTTTGCAGCAATGGCTATTGAACATGAAAATTTATCTGATATATTACCACAAACTAGATTATTACAACGTAGTTTAGCAGATAATACATTTATTAATCCTCATAAAAGAGGAAAAGCTGTTGAAGGTGAAGATTCTAATATTTATAATATGGTTGATAAATTTATTGAAATGCAAATTTTAGGTAAAAAAACAAAAGGTGTAGATGAATTAACTATTGGTACAATATATGATGAAAAAACTGGTGAAGAAATAGGTAAGAAATATATTAAAATGGGTGAATTAGCTGACTTTGGTTTAAAGTGGAATAGTTTACTTAGGATTGGTTTAAATCCTATTACTGCATTTACCAACTTAGCTGTAGGTGAAATAGGTAATGTTATTGAAGCTGCAGGTGGTAGATTTTTTAATCTTAGTGATTTAAATAAAGCAGGAGGAATATTTATTGCTCAAATAAATAAAAAAGATTCTAAAACAAGAATGTTAATTGAAAAATATCCAATGCTTCAAGAATTAACAGATTATGAATATGCTTCTAATGTAAGTATTAGACAAGGTTTTTATGGATTAACTGGTGAAAAATTAAAAAACTTTATATATTTACCTCAAAAATCAGGTGAAGTTTTTTTACAAACTAGAACTATGATTGCAATGATGCTTCATACTAAACCAGATGGTAAAACTAGTTTATGGGAAATGTTAGATGATAAAGGTGAACTTAAACCTGAACATTTAAAACACTTTGGTACTCAAGAAGAATTTAAAGATTATATGTTAAGAAACTCTACTAGAATTATGGGAGTTAATGAACAAATTCATGGTAGATATTCTACTAGAGATGCTGCTATATTAAATCAAAATGTTTTATTTAGAATGGCTTTTCAATTTAAGAAATGGATTCCTGCTGCTGTTGAAACTAGATTAGGTCGTAAGCAATATAATGATAGGTTAATGGTTGAAACAGAAGGTAGATGGATAACTTTTATAAAGTTAACTATGAGTCTTAAAAAATCTGTAGAAAGATTTAATAAAGGTGAATTATCTGAAATGGAAATTTACAATTTAAGAAAAACTATGACAGAAATTGTTATTTTTACAGCAATAAATCTTACAGCAATAGCTATGGGTATGGATGATGATGATGATAAACGTAAAAAGACTGCTACTTATAAATTTCTTATGGATCAATTAGATAAAACATCTAATGATATATTATTTCTTTCTAATCCTAAAAATGTTATTTCTTTTGTAAAAAATCCTTTTGCTTTAACAAAATTAGTTGGTCAATTAGTAGATGTTGCAACTTATATACCTTATTTTGCATATGGTGGAGAGTATGAAGTTAAATCTGGTGCACATAAAGGAGAAAATAAATTCTATAGAAGTTTAGGTCAAGTAATACCAGGATATAACCAATTAGGGCAAAATGTACCTGAGTTATTTAATGAGAAAAAATATGTAGAAAAAATTAAATAAATATTGCGGTGAATAAAAAAAAGTCCTCTAGAAAAACTCTAGGGGACTTTTTAATTTAATCTGGTAATTCACCAGGTTCTTTAATTTTATTTTCATTAATGTGTTCAAAATCTGATTCAAAATAACATCTTTCATCACCAACTAAATACCAACTTGTAGATATTCTACTCATTTTTTGATTTATTTGAAAATAAACTATTTCATGTTTATCTCTATTTACTATTTTAACCCAATAATATCCTTCTTGTCTTTCCATTATACTGAATCTTTAATTCTAAAAATTAATTCTTCTTTAAATAATTCTTCATAAAAAGGATTATTTTTAGCATAATTACCATCTAATATTGCTTGAATATGATCAGAAGTCATATCTTTAATTGGACTATAGATTGTTTCAGGTAATCTATTCATATCTTTATCATAGTTTTTACCCCATGTAAGATATTGCCTTCTAAGTTCATGTGTACCATCATCTTCTATTGATAAATCTATATAAGGTTCAATATTAATATTTCTTCGTAAATAGGAATTACCCCCATCCACCATGTACTCTTCTCCGTTTTTATCTTTATATGTTTTATAGTCATGACGATGAGTACTAGTTAATATTGTACCATCTGGTGTTTGTATACTATTTAAAAGATAGTTTTTAATAATTAAATTTTTCATATTTTCTTTTTAGTTTAAATTCTGCGTTAGTATAAAGTAAATCTTTAAATTGCATTATTGTTTCTTTTCTTGATGTTTTTAATATATATAATGTAGGTGTTTGATTTCTAATATCCATAACTATATTGTAATTATTTTGTAATACTTTTTGTAACCAAATTAAAAAAGGTTTAGATGCAGATAATATTTCAATAGTTTTATTAGCTATTGTTCGATTTTGCTTAATACAACCATCACCTTCAAATACACCTTGAATAAAAGCAGGGAAAAAATCTTCTTTTAAATATAAAGGAGATTCAATTATTTTAGATTTGTTTGGAAGAACTCCTTGTAAAATTAAATCATTACATATTATTTTAGAATCAATTGTTAATCTATATAGAGGACTACAAAAATATAAAGTATCTTTTTTATATCTACTTTTTCTATAATTTAAAGGTTTTAAATTATTATAGATTTTATTATTAAAATAATCTAAAACAATTTTATCTTTTTCTGATAAACATAATGATGCAGAATTTCTTTTTGCTCCTAAATAAATATTACCGTCAGAATACATCCAACCTAAAAAATAAGCTTTCCAATAACAATCAATGTTTTTAAATAAATTTTCATTAATTGTATATTTTCTTTTTGCTTCGGAAATAGGTCTTGAAATTCCTGCTTTTTTTATTTGTTTAAAAATAATTCCAACATTAATATTTAATAATATTGCAATTTCTCTAGCTGTATATTGTTGCAAATACAACTCTTCTATTTTTTGAAGTTGTGCTAGTGTATATTTCATATACAAATATACATTATTACCATCAACAATACTAATAATTTAACATATTTAACATTTTATACTATTTCTTAACATCATCTTCATATACTTTTAAACCCCACATTAAATCTATTTGAGATACAACATCATTAATTTTGTAAGGACTATAATTAACTTTTGCTTTTAAAAACTTTTTTAACCAATCTAAAAATTCTTGTTTACTTTCAGGATTATCCCAATAGTATTCAAACCAATCTACATTTTTAATTTTAGGTTTCTTTTTAACTGATTCATAATTAGCATTAAATTCTCTCAACATGTAATCTACAACTATAGATACAAACTTTTCACTATTTACTTTTATTTTCATTTAATTCTTTTTTAAGTCTTGTTAAAAATGTTTCTTCTCCATCATCACCACTCAATAACCAATCTATTCTTTGAGCATAAATATAAGCTTCTTTAAGCTTTTTTACACCTATTTTAAATTCATTAATTACTTCATCAGAATATTTATAATAGAATTTTTCTTCAGGATATTTTTCATAATATTCAGGATCATATCCACCCCATTCTCTTAATTCTTCTTTGGTTTTTGCTCTACCACTTCTATCAATTTGTGCTTCAATTGACTCAAGTATATCATTGATTCTGTGTTGCTGGTATTCAAAATGTCCTCCACTCATGTTTTTTTAATTAAAGTTTTATTATTATATTGTTCTTTGCATATTTCTAATAATTCAGGATTATTAAATTCATACATGTCGGGAATATCTAAAACATAAGTTTTATCTAATAATCCTAATTCTTCAATATCTTTTTTAACATCTCTAAAGTTTTCCATATTAACAAATACAATTTCATCAGCCCACTTTACTAAAGCTTCACTAATAGGTATTAATGCATAAGATTCTACTGTACCACAATTTCTAACATTATATCCATATTCTTTAATAAGCATATTTTGAAGAGTTGCAGATCTTAATAATCCTGCAGAACATACTGTTAATACTTTCTTAGTTTCTCCTTGAGAGGCATTATTAACATTATATAATTGATTTCTAGTTCCTTTTATCATAATTATTTTTTTTATAAAATAAACCAGACGACTTTAGCTTTCTGGATTAATATAAACACTGATAAAAAATAATCAATCTTATATAGCTACTTAGACCTGCACTCGAGTTGCATCTAAGGCACTCAACTTTGAACATATTCAGAGGTTGTTGGTACAATGTTTTTTAATACTTGTAAACTTTATTACCAAATACAAAGCTATTGTTATAACAAACTATCTGTTGAATGTGATAAAATCCTTGTTCATCTACATGAACAGTGTTAAATCCATTAAGCCAACTATTTTTCATAGCTCTTGAAGCATATCCAAATACAGGTGCACTAAAATCTGCCATAGAACCACCATTATAACCACCTACAGCACCTTCAATATATTGTTGTACTCTATGAGTATGATAATATAAGATAGATCGTCTATAAGTATCTATATGTTTTTTAGCTGAATGTATGTTATAAAACTCTCCATGTGATACATCTAAATGATGACCTAGTGTAACAAAATCTTCTTTCCAATTTTCATAAATGTCAAACCCTTTAGATATTAAGTTTAAACCTTCTATTGGAGATTTTAAACTTGCCCCTAATTTAGAATTATCAATATCAGACATATATCTGTTATATCTATCTTCATGATTTCCATAAATAAATATTTTAGATATATTAGAAGCTAATGGATTTAATAAACTATCTAATAAAATTTCAGACTCAGTATATTCCCAATCTAATGTAACACCTGGAATAGGTTTTCTACCTTTGTCATGAGAGCTAAGTGAATTTATATCTGCAAAATCACCATCTAACACTAATCCAACTATTTCAGATTTATTATCATGTAACAATTGTTCAACAGCTTTAAATGCTGGAGCTAAGTGAAATGGTGCATGCACACAACCTAGTACAATATACATACCTGGAGTTAAGTATCTTTGACCTCTAATTGCAAGTCTAGATAATTTAAAATCATTAGTAATTTTAACTGTACCATCTCTAACAACTTTAGGTGCTCTAGTTTCTAAATTCATAGATTTTTTAAGTATTTCAACTTGTTGTGTTAAAGATACTTTTTTAACTAAAGATTTAGCAGACTCTCTGCGTTTAATTTCAATTCTAGCTTGCTCTAATGCAATAATTATATGCTTAATATCTACTGTTTTAGGATAATTCTTAGCAACTACTTTAGGACTACATTTAAGATAACCAGTTTTAGATAATAACCAATCATAAATTGGTTTTTGTATTTTGTTTAATACCATATTATTTTTTATATATTGGATTTCTGTTATCAACACCTTTATCAAGGTGGATATTTTCTCTTAACATCATAAGACTAGCTATTGCATGGTCTAAATGATGATGTGTAGATTCATCTATATCTTCACAAGTCATCCAAGCATTCATATGTCTTTGAGCAGCATCATAGTATCTTAACCACTCCGTGCCATGGGAGTAGTTAAATTTACTATATTTTATAGCTCCATAATTAAACACTTTAGCTAAAGACATTAAACTTAATTGAGGTATATCACTTATACAAGGTTTACCATTATCAAATTTAAGTGTTTCTTTAATATGTTCAATTTTTTCTTCTAAAGGAATTAATTCATGTTTATTCTCCAGTACCATGTTTTTTAATTTTTTGTTTAATTCTAAAAATTTCTACAGCAACTTGATGTTTAGATCTTTTAAATATTTTACCTATATCTTTAAGACAAATACCTTGCAAATATAATGAATATAATTTAATATTCTTTTCATTTATTCTTTTAGATGTAAATATTTTATCATAATCTTTAACTTTAGCTTTAAGAAAAGCAACATCATCTTCTATTAGTTTCATTTTTTTTTCAACTATTTTTCTAATAGGTTTAGATGGCTTAACAACATCTTTCTTTGCAATTTTAGCTACTTTAGATCTCATAAGATATTCAAAAAATCCTCTACGCTTATTACACATTTCATCAATTTCTTTAATAGGGTATCCTTGTAAATACAATTCTACTGCTTTTAATTCTATTGGATCTAATGATTTAGTGTAATATTGATAGTCAATACTATCTTTAAAATTCAAGTATGTTTTACCTGATTCATAACTTGATTGTTCAAATAAAAATAAATCTTTAGGTGAATCATCAATTCTATTCAAACTTCTGTAAATTCTTGAATTTGCTGTAGTAATTCTTTTATGATAAGCCCAATATGTAGCATTTTTCATTATTTGAATAAATCTACCTTCATATGTTGGTTCTTTAGGCTTATTGAAATAAGTATCATGTACAAACAAGAAAACCTCTTGATATAGGTCTTTAGCATCAGCTACGTCTCTATACCAAGAAGTGGAGGTTTTCTTTTGTGTTAAGTTTACACAATATTCAAAAATTACAGGTTCTATTTTAATAAAATCATCTATTGTATAATTATTTAATTCCATTGTCATCTATATATTCATCTAATTTTTTAGTAAATTCTAAGTCAGTACTATCTAAAACAATTAATTTAACCAATTCACAAAATTGTAAATCTGAATGGTGATTCCAAATCCTATCTATTTTATTCAATATTGGAAACATTCTTTCTGTTCTTTGATTACTAGATTCAACAATTTGGTCTACTCTTTCTTTATATTCCATAATTTTCTTTTAATTGTTTTATAGTTTTATATGTTTCATAAGGTAATTTAGGTTTACTACATACTTCTTGAATTAACTTTACATCTACATTTAAAAATACAGCATATTGCTCTCTTTTAATAATTGTAGGATATAATACATCATGAACTGTAGATAAATAATTATCTCTATTTGTTTGTATACCATAAACTCTAATCATGATTTCTTTATAATGAATACTAGTTTTAGAATATTGTCCATCTAGTATTTTATCATAATCATCATAAAAGTGTTCAGGTATTTTATAAATTAATATGTATTCTTGTTCTTCGTCAATGTATTCAACAAAGTGTTCATTTAAATTTTGAATAATTACATAATCATTAGCTTGTTCAGGAAAGTCTAACTTATTCAAAATTACATAAATTAATTTATCTTCTTTACTTTTAATATGAGCATTTATTAACAATTTAGGGTTAAGATGTTCAATACTAAATTCAGATATGCCAATTAAAGGCATTAAAAATGTTGTAGTTTTGGTATTTTTAATTACATTATTATTAATATAACCATTATTCTCCAACCACTCCAAGCGTTCTTGCATAAACTTCTGTGCTTTTTATTGGTTCTGGAATTATCATATTATCATATTTTTCCAGTATATACAAACAGATATAATTTTTATAGTATTCTTTAATTCCAATTTCTTCACCAAAATGTTCAATATATTCATGTAATACATTAATTGCATAATTATTATTTACATTATTAAACAACTTATTTACATACACTTGACCTTTTTTTGGAATTCCTTTAGTATTATTGTGAGTTCCTTTAATCATATCTTGCCAAAACTTCAAATTAGCTTCTTCTTTAGTACAAGTAATCCAATTTCCAGTTTTCCAATTGTAATGAGTACCTTCTAATCCTAATAGATCAGAATCTATGGCACAAATAAAAGCATTTGGAATATTTAATCTAGCAATATTTACAGCATCATCCGTTTCAATATTATTTACTTCTATTGCACCATGTTTTTTAATAAAATAATCTTTTGTAAATCCCCACATTTTAGGAGATTCTTTAGTTCTATCTTGCTTATATAAAGGATCTACTGCTAATTTACTAGCTATAGTATTTTTACCTTTAATAAAAGCAATGTAATGTGTAGCTTTAGAATTTTCTAAAACCATTCTCATTAAATTATCACAAGATAATTCAATTTCTTCTTCTGATTTATCAATATACAAAAACTTTGTATTGTCATCAGTTCTCATTGGTATACCAAATTCATCTAATTGTTTATTAGGATGAAATGCAGTATAACACAATGAGTCTAAATCTATTATTGCAATACTACTTTTCATAATCAGGTTTTATTTCAGTGTATTTATCTTTAATCATTTTAGATAATTCTTTAGCTTTAAGTATTGTTTTTTTACTCCAGATTCCTGGTTCAATACCAATCTCAAGTTCATAACTTAATTTATCTAAAAACTTTGTTACAGATTCTAAATCTGCGTAGTTTACTTTTGGCATTTTAAAATTGTTTTAATTTGTTAATATAATTACTATCTGAGGCATATTTTATTCTAATTAAAAAGTCATAATAATTTTCATTACTTTTAAGTCTTTTCATTTGCCAAGCTTTATAATGAATAACTGACTCTTTCCAAGATTTATATTTTATAATATTTGTATCTGATGTTTGGAAACCAAATAAAGCATTATATTTTTTAAATCTTTCAGATGTAAAATTACCAGATTCTAATTTAGCTTGAGCTAATACAATTTCAGGATATTGTATTTCAATAAGCATCATAAATTCTATCAAATTGTTTTCACTGAAACCTTCTATTCTAACGGTATCTGCACAAGGACTTGGTTTAGGTATTAGTTTAGGTTTTGAATAATCTGAAAAAATTAATCTACCAATACACCAACCTAATAATACACTACAAATACACATTGTAATAAAGTAGACACTTTTTATTTTTTTAAATTTATCTCTATAATCCATAATATTTTTCTTTAATTAATTTAATACATTTGTTTACATTAGTTAAGTTGTTAGGAGCAAAGTAATCTATAATCCATCCATTCATAGTCCACCAATACTTAAACAATCTTAACTTAAGAAGATACTCATTAGTATAATCTCCCTTAGTTTCTATAATCCAACCAGTTTTAGTGTCTTTGTTTAAACAACTAAAATCAGGTTTAATAGTGATTGCTCTCATTTTATTAGTAACTTCTCCAAATTGATAAACATACTTTGCTTTATTTTTATCTTTAAATCTAGCATTTATTCCTTCTGCTTTAGCTTCATCATAAGTCATCATACGTTTATAAAGCTGATAACTAGTTCCTGAAGCAGTAAATTTAGATTGTAGTTCAAATACATCATCTTCATAATTAAAGTGTGTTATACCGGCTTTCTGTAAAGCCTGATAACATACTTTCTCTAATCCAGATCTTAGTTGAACACCATCATGTACAGTTGGAACTCCATGAGGAACTGCTTTTTTCTTTGGTTTTGTAGAAACTTTAGTTTTCTTAACAAATTTTCTTCTCATCACCATTCCTCTCTCTCATAATTGCCATTGTCCAAGTATCTAAGTTCTTAATATACTTAAGTCCCATACCTGGATAATCTATTTTTCTATCTACTAAAATACCTACAGGATTAAGTGTAGTATTAGGTCTTAAAGTATTAATAATAACTTGATCATTATCAAAATGAATGTCACTATTTAATATTATAATACCTACTTTAGTAGAGTCATTTAAACACATTTGAACTCTTTCTGATGGAATATCAAGTTGTGTAGCTAAGGCATTAATATAAGCAAGACTATCATTTGTAGTAATAATCCATAATTCATATTCAAATCCTAAATGTGAATAATCATTTTCATTAATTGCTTTAATTAATTGTCTAAAATCTTCATGATTCCAAATTTCAGTGGGATCAAAACTTACTTTTATTATTTCCATAATTATTCTTTTATTTCATATCCATCTTCTAATCTTACTTCAGTTTTTTCTTCTAAAGCATATTCTTCTCTTGCTACTAAATACCCTAATGCATTAATAAACCATAATCCATTAAGAATAAACATATCTTCACCATCATTATTATCTAATAATGTCCATATTTTATTTTTAGGTATATCTTTTAAGTGATCAGTTTCTTGAAACAAGTGTCCATCACATGCAGCATCTTTTACAAATGTATTCTTTATTGGAGAATACTTTTCAACAAATTGTTGCCAGTTTAAATTTATCATAATATATTAATTTTTAATTAATTTTTCATATATTTTCTCAATTCTAATTAAGAATTCTAAATACGATTTATCTCTTTTCATAATATTACAAGTATGACAACAAGATACTACATTTCCTAAAATATATCCTTTAGTAGAGTCTAATCTATCTATACCATTATATGTGTAATTTTTAGATTCAGAATTATATTTAGATTGAGATTTTCTCACCTGTGAAGGTGGAACGTCACAATAATGACAATTATTGCTTGTTAAATTTTTAAATTCATCAATTGTCAAATTAAAAATTAGATTTCTTCTTTTAGCACCACGCATATAAACATTATGTAAATCATCAAATGCTCCACGAGTAGAACTTCGATGTCCACTAATTTTTAATCCTGATTCTTTAACTATACATCCACAACTTTTTGTTAAATTTTGTTTAAGAGAACTTCCAGCTATAACTTTTTCTTTACCACAAATACATTTACATAACCAATAAATAGATGGAAGTTGAGATTTTGGTTTAATTCTCCTACTATCTAATTTTATTACTGTAAGTCTACCATAAACATTTCCTGTTAAATCTTTAAATTTTCCCATTTAATAATTTTATAATTAATTTCTTAGCTTTAACTAAGTTATTTGATTTTATAAAATCACTTATGTCTTTACAACCTGTGATTTCAGGTATAAAGATAGGTAAAATATTATACTTTTCCAAAAGTTTTTGTGCTCCATTTTTACCAGCTTCATCATTATCATATAAAGAAATTATAATACCAAATCTTCTTTTTAATTCTTCATAACTTTTTTTAGATAAGTCATTTGTTTCAGCTTGTACTGCTACAGAATTATATTGCATTTCATATAGACACAAAACGTCTTTCATTGATTTTGTTATAATAAGTAAATCTCCAGTTTCAGGTAATTGATCATAACCTTGTAAACAATCTGCACCTACATTACTTAACCATTTACCTTCTTTAGTAACTGAATAAGGACTATAAATTTTAAGATATTCTGTATTATTTTTAAAGAATTTATAAGAATATAAAGGATTATCATTCTTATGATTAAACACATAATGCTTATCTCCTTTGACTAAATAAACATTCTTACAAGCTTTGACATTAAATAATTGTAAGGTTGCTAGTGAAATATGATATTGATTCCAATAGTAATAATCTAACATGTTAAATGGTCTTACGACTACTTGAATATTAGATTTAACTTTAACTAGCTTAGGAGTATCATTAGATATTAATAATTGAGGAGTAACATTAAAGTTAGTACTTTTTAATCCAAAATCATTAGCAATGATATTACAAGTTTCATGATAGTTAGATCCATACTTTCTACTTACATAATCAAATGCTAGAAAATAATCTCCATTACCAAAATCTTTATAATAAGGTATTCCTGATGCACTAATTACTATTCTACAACTGGCATTTCTATCATTATAGAATTCTGATTTAAAACTAGAATCTATTGATTTATAATTACTACAATATCTTTCTAATATCTGTAACTCTGTAATATACTTAAGTATTTCATCTTTTGTTATCTGTAAACTTGCACTATCAAAGTTGAACATAAATTTAAATTAAAAAACTCCCTAACCTTACGGGGTTAAGGAGTATTGTTTTATTGTCACAAATATAGACAAATATGTGACAAATTAAAATGTAACTGAATCATCAGCAGGACTAGAGAATGCTGATTGAGCATCTGCAGTATTCGCTGGTTCAATAGCTAATTTTTTAACATTCTTATCAGCACTAAAGTATAATTTAGAATCTGCTTCAGATACTGATTTAGACTCACAAAATACACCATTACCAAATGAAGAAGCTACATACTTAGTACCTTTTTGAGAAATTTTCTCTTCACCAGTAATTTTTAATCTGAATTCTTTACCTGTTAATAAGATAGCTAACTTCTGAGCTAATTCTTCAGCAGATTTAGCATTAGGCATTTTAGTTTTAGCTGTAGCTTCGTCTAAGTTATTAGATGCAGCAACTAATGCTAAAATTGCATTCTTAGAAATATCCCAAGCAGACTTTTGTTTACCAGGATTAACTACAGTACTTAAATAATACTGTTGTTTTAATTCAGCACCATGTGAATCTTCTACTACAAACTCTAAATAAGGAGTTTGTTTTTGTGAACTAACACCAGTAGTAATAGCTGTAGTTTTAACTACACTAATTCCTGGTTTAATAGTTTCTTTGTAATTACCTTTAGATACTTCTGCATTTTCAAAATTGAACATAATTTTTGTTTTTATAATTAATAATTTAAATTATAGGAAAGGATTACTCTCCTAATTGATATTTTGCTATTTTATCCAAAATTAATCTATAATCATTTGGTTCAAACTTATCTAAACAACCTTCTGGAGATTTAGCAAGTCTTAGACCATCATAATTAGTTAAAAATGAATATTCCATTTTTCCATTCACTTCTTTTACATCAGCATGTAAGACATAAGTAAAATAAGAAGGAATCTTAATCTGGTTATCCAATAATTTACCTACAGTTTGTAGAGTAATTTCTGTATCACCATTCATATTAGTACTTCTTTCAGTATGTCCTATCACTATCACATTTAAATCATCACGTAACTTTTCTTCCATCTTAATCAAGCCTTGAAATACGTCAACTGCTAAATCTGACCACTTTTGAACAAATATCGTATAATTTTCATTATACGTCAGACTATATCTTTTATTACATTTTTCTTTGCACCAATAGGTTGTTCAAACATTCTTTCAGATGTCCAACCTCTTGATTTTCTATCATAAATAATACTTAAAGGTATATTTAATAACTTACTCCATTCTTGAGCAGTTTTAAATTCTTTTTTATAAAAAATTAATTTTAAATTGTCATAAACAATAGCTTCTTCAAAACACATATTACTTCTAAATATTCTTTTATGCAAATTATTATAATCTAAATTATATAATTCAGCCCATTCAGAAAGTATTTTTGTTTCTCCGTTATAAGTGTATTTTAAATTAAAATCACTTCTATTAGAAGTTTGTTCTTTAGCTGTTGCCCATTTACAATTATTTGGTTCATAATTACCTAGATTATCAATTCTATCTAAAGAATGATTTTCAGGAGATACTCCCATATCTTGTAAAAAGTTTTTAAAAGAATTTTTCCATCTATCACAAACTTGAATATTATTCAATTGATAATTTTTATCTTTATGACAATTAGAATAACATCTAGCTTTCATTGCTTTCCAAGCTTGATATTCTTTTGTTAATTTACCATTAATTTTTCTCATATTATTTATTTTATTACAAAGATAAAATAATAACCTACCTTTTCGACAAATTTTCGACTAAAATTTGTCTACTCTACTCCATTCATATTTTCACAAATATGTGTTTCGATAGTCGTTGAACCTTCATCTCATAAAGATGCTTGGCTGCTGATTGTCCAATTCTTACCTCTTTTACTATACTACAATCATCACTGTTGTAGGGAGTGTGTAAGACTCTAAGGAGTTTCCAGTCAGTTAAATAGGTTTATCCTGAGCTTCAATTTTAGTAGAACCCATTAATTTTGGCATCAGCCATAACTCTATTAGTTAAAAAGTGAGTAAAATCCTCAACAACAATTGTTTTGAATTTTGTACCATCATTAGCTTTAGTTAATATAACTTTAAGCTCTGGAAATGTAGAACAATTTACTACATTACCTTTTTCTGAACTGTATTTCACAGCACCACCCTTAAAAGGTAGTTCTTTTCTATTAGGTTTAACTAATAGAGTTGTATTCTCATCTAAATTTAATATGGCTCTAGATTTGCCACTACCAGGATTACCGATAGCTAAGATAATTCTTCCCATTCTATTTGTTTAAGTACATTGTGTAATCTTCTGTTGTCATTTCTCTAGGTAATTCTTCAAAATAACCAGCTTCAGGTTTAGTATATAATCCTATGGATATATTATCTTGACCTAATCTATTCTTAATTACTTTAAGAAGTCTGTATTTACCTTTTAAATTACCTGGAAATCCATCAACTTTAATATTGTAAGTTAAACTTGTTTCTAAGTCCATCTTATAAGCATTCATCAAACCTAATACTACATCTGCATCTTGGTAAGGATTAGTAGAATCTTTGAAATCAGTTTGTTGTGGAGAAATATCTGCACCTTTAAACTTCAATCTATCTACTGAACTCAAACCTTGATTAAATTGTTGCACTACAAAAAATGTCATATTAAACATATTTCTACAAGCAACAACATACTCAGACATTTTATCAATATTCTGTTTAAGATTAAATCCTCTTTCTAGACGACCTAGAGCCATGTGATCTAACACTACAATATTGTATTCTTCTTTATTATTAGCTTTCCAACTGATTATTTTTTCTCTAGAATTACCTTCCTCATCAGTATATGGTATTGTTGTAAACTCACCCTTAGCAGACATTGTTTTCCACCATAAGTGATACAAGCCTGTAGGATTTTCTGGAACCCAATGCCAATCTATTTCTGCAAATAGTTCTTCTAATTCAGGTAATTCAGCATACACTATTTCTTTTTCTTCATCAGTTAATCTAGAGTCACCTAAACCTTTAATAGTTTGTGGTGATATTACTCTATCATACTTTTTATAAATCATAATAGATAACCAATTAGCTTTCTTACTAATTTCATCAATCTCCCAAGAGTAATAAGTAACATTAAATGGAATACCTTTAGCCTTAGCATCTTGTAAGCCATTCAATAATATAAAATCACAAAGAGTTGTTTTAGAACTTCCTGACAGTCCACCTATTAAGGTGTAACAACTTCTTTGAATATTATAAATGTACTTGTTAATTCTATCAAAGCCGTTAGCTAATCCAGTGTATTCACCTGATAATCCTTGTTCTATTCTTTGCTTAAATTGCGTCATAGTCAGTGTTTGATTTAGGTAATACTTCTATTTTAGTAACATCACTTAGATATTGCTCAAAAGTTCTTTGAGAAAGAAATGTAGCTAATAATTGCATAAATTCTTGTTTATTATCCTTTAAGTGCTCTCTGTAATACAATTGAACACATAATAATATTTTCTTATGTAAATCTATATTTATATTTTCACCGTTAACTAGACAAGATCTATATAACTTTTTACATCTTACTAAATCATTATGCAATCTTCTTGTACCACCAGTAATTCTTTTAACACTACTAGGATAAGTAGACAACAATTCTCTGAATAATGTATCAAAAAGTGCACTATCTTGCACATTAAATAGGTTTTTTGTGATTTCAGTCACAATAATACTATTAAAAGTGCAATTTAAAGCATCTTTCAATACAATAAATCCAGAATTTCTTAAATTATAAAATACTTCTGTATCAATTGGTCCACAACTTTGGACATATTTTACAAGTATTTCTTCTTCTTTATTGACTAAACAATATAAAATAAACCATTCTTCTAATTTTAGTTTATTAGTATATAATTTGCTTAAGTCTACACTAAATTTTTCCATCATAAGTATGTTATTTTATCTTGGTTAAATCCTTCTAATGCAGATTTAACCCATTGTTCATCAATTGTATCCTTATAACAAAGTATGTGTATAGTACTACAATCATCAGGATTTAATCTAAGAAATCTAAATATCTTTTGACTAGCTTTTCTCTCATTGCCGTAAGAGTGTAAGATAATTCCAAACTTTAGATTAGGTATATTAACACCTTCTGATAGTTGTTCTACTGCACATAATTTATTATTCATACCAGTACTAACTTTAAATTTCTCTAAATTAGATTCAGAGAATTTATTATTAGAATGATAAGTTATAGGACATATTCTTGCTGCCTGTTCTTGGGTACTAGCAAAACATAAACATTTACTGTATAATCCTATACTATCTAACAGGTTCTTAGCTTTAACTTCTTTGGTGAAAAATCCCTGCATTGCCTTCATGCGTTGTATAGCTGCAATCTGTTTCATCTTACCATGTGAGTTTTCTACTCTTCCTGACCAATAAGTATAAATAGCATGTTCGCTAGTCATCCAAGTAGCTTGAGGTTTCACAACCTTAATATTTTTTTCTTTATCTAATTGTACATAATGTACAACTACTCTATAATCATTTAATATAGAGTGATCTACTGCCTGATCTGTATTATATGAATATATTACAGGACAATATTTATCTACCATAAATCCTCTTTCAGACTTTTCATCTTTAGGAGGAGTTCCGGTTAATCCAATTATTATACCTTTAAACTTACTTAACCACTCATTATGACTTAATTTAAGTGAATGACATTCATCTAAATAAATCATATTATAATCATTAGCTTGTTTATTTAAAGATAAATAAGTGGAAAAAGTAATATGTTCAAGAAGAAATTCAAGATTAAATTTTTTAGCATCATCTTTCCAAGATTCAAAAATTGATCTTTTTGGTGCAACTACTAAAAATTTATCATTTATTCCTTTAACAAACATATGATCCATATGCTTTAAACCAATTAATGTTTTTCCAGTTCCACCAGAAAGTGCTGCTGTACCTCTATCTATTTTAATTAACATAGAAAGTACTTTATTTTGAATATCTTCTCTAGTAACCATATTAGTCTACTAAAGTAAATGCTGGTGCATGAAATTTACGAATTTTTAAACCTGCTGATTTTAACAACTTAGTTGTTTGAGCAGTATTTAAACCATAATGAGCTGCAATAGCTTCTTTCTTAGTTCCTGATTCAACCATTGAAGCTAATTCTACTTTAGAAATTGTTCTAGCTGTTGTAGTAGTCTTTGCTACTGAAGTAACCTCAGTTACTGTGTTTACTTGATCTTCCATTTGTTTTTGTTTTATTTGTTATTTATTTGATTATCTACTTTTACTCCTTGAAATAATGATTCTAGCCAATTATTCATATCAGAAGAAGTTTCCTTGATTAAATGGATACATTGTCTAATATCTACATTATGTGGATACTTAACATAACCCATTGCATAAGAACCTTTAGCAACTCTTAAATCTAAGCCATACTTAGTGGCTTTATTTAAAAGTTGCTTATCTCCTGTATAATTAAGCCAACAATGAGCTCCACCTGATTTAGTATTATACATAAATGATTGTTGTAATTCAGATAAAATATTATCAGGTATGAATTCATAACCATTCTTATCGTTCTTAACATCAATATCTAGTATAATATAATTATCTGATGGTGCTACTGCTAACGCATAACCTTCTGGTACAGAACCTTCAAAAAATGTATTATCTGGAACCATAGACCATTTTACAATAGGAGCATTTGATTTTAAAAGAAAACTTTTCATAATATTTGTTTTTAATATTGTTGTTCTTCACCTTCTTCATTTTCAACTTTCCAACCATAATCTGAAACAACTGTTTCAAATAATAATTTTTCAGCTTCTTCAAATGATTCTGCAGATAAACTTACTACAACACTACTATTTTTCTGAATAAATACAAAAGTTTTCATTAGAATTTATATTGAGCTTTAGCTTGTTTAGTTGACCACCACTTTTTGTAATTACTACCTTTGCAATAATCCCAAAGTCTATCTATTTCAGTTCCAATAAATCCATCAGCTTTAATTTCATCATTTAATTCATCTTCTAATTGCTCTTGCATTAATCCTAAATGTTGAGCATATCCAATAAGTGTTACTACACTACTATTTCTTGAGCCTGGCTCAAAAGAAATATCATTATCTGTTATAAACTTTCTCATAATTAAATATTGCTATAAGGGTTTTCAAGCAACCATGCTTGTAATTCATCAACAGAGTTAAAACCTAAACCAGATAAATCTTTGTTTCCTATTTTACTCCATGTTTCTTTGTTATTAAGTAAATGTGCTTTAGCCTCAGCTTTCATATTTCTTAATTCATTTAATAAGTTATCTATTTCACTCATTATGCTAATGTTTTTAAGGTTAATAATTCTTTTTTTATAAAGTTATGTACTTTAACATGGTCACCTAAATAGTTATTGAGAGTACTTGTTTTTAAACTTTCTGTAATATTATTATAAAAATCCCAAACAGTATCATTTGTAAAATCTTTTGAATAATATAACTCATTCTTGATAATATCTAACTGAGTAGATGTTATCATTTTTTCTTCAATATACATTCTACCTAACAATTCAGAACAAGTCTTTTTTGTTATATCTCTTTCTTTCATTAAATTTCTATCAGCAATAATAGAATTAAATGAAACATCAAATTCATTGATAGAATCTATAATTTTATTTTTAACAACTGAACTAGCTGCACCAGTATGTTTTCTAATTAAAGAAATATCTCCTGATACTATACCATTTGAACAAATCCATACTTGTCCACCTATTGCTAATCCTGCAGACATAGTTTTATTATAACTATTTCTAAAAGCTATCATAATACCTAACTCACTATCAGTATGTTCTATACCATAGTAACCTATTAGTTTAGTACCTTCATGATTAGCATGATAATTAGTAGTTTTAATTTTAAAACCTTTAATATCTAACTGCTCTTTAATACCTTCTATTATTTCCCCATGTGAAATAGGACTATAACTTAAAGTCTTAGCTGGAACAGGTATTGCTAATAACTCAGCTTCATTATAATTGTTTATTGTTAAATGTTTCATTATATAATTGTTTTTAATGTTAATAATTGCTCTGGAGTAATACTTAGATCTCTTTTCCAAACTTTAAGAATCTTTAGTACAACTTCAAATTGTTCAATAGTATCTTCAAAATACTTATTACCTTTTTCTGATTTATAAAAATTATCAGTTAAAATAATTTCTTCTATAATTTCAATATACTTATCAGTTACAGAACTTAAGTCATAACCTCTTTGTGTATATTTAACTACTCTTTCAAACTGTCTTAAAAGACGTTTAGTACCCCAGAAATTACATCTATAAAATGTACTATTCCACTTATTCCATGTACCTTCTTTACCTGTAGATTCTCTTAAAGTCATTGTTTTACCTGTCTTAATATCATAAGCTGTTGTTATAATATCTAAGTCAAAGTTACTAACTACATCAAAACAAGTTTTGTTAAACTTTTTAAATATAACATTTACATCTACACATAAATTATATTTAAATTTGATTGTAATTAATCCTAATGAATCTAAAGATGATTTATCTTCATTAGTAAACTCATCAAACTTATGTTTTTCTAAAGGATCTAAGATATTAAACATTGGATTATAATACATAAACCAAAGTAGTTTTGTAAAACTAGCTTTATCATAAGTAAATAAATCAATGTCTTGTCCTTCAAAGTAATCTAAAAGACATGAACCTGTAATACATCCATTAATCTCTTGTTTTTTTAATATTTCAATAGCACTATCAATTTGTTCTTTCATTTAGTTTGTTTTAAAATAAATAGGCTGTGGTCATTAATCACATTTAATTAATCCCTGTCCCGGCAGATTAATACCTAATTTATTATATTATTTTAATTTTTCTGCTGTAATATTAACTGCTGCTAAAATAGTTTTAATATTATAGATAGCATTTAATTTTACTACACCTTCAGAAAAGTAATCACCAACTGATTCTACATCATCAATTTTGTTATACTCATTCATAATCTCATTAATTCTTGAAGTTTCTACTTTAGAACTTTCATAATTAACAAAATCTAATGCATATTTAACTAATTCATCTTGTACTTTACTAGTTGGTTTAGCAGGCATAGCTACATAAGATTTAGCTGTATCATTAATAGCTGCTAATACTTCAGCTTTAATTGCTGACAAGTTATCTACTTTACCTGGTTTAAAGTTTTTGTCTTTAATAGCTTCTGCTAATTTAACAATATACTCTGCTGCTTTTTGTTGTCTAACAAAAGCTTCATGATTTACTGGTTTCTTAGAGTCTTTACTGATTAAGTAACCTGCTGCATTCAAATCTAACTGTTTTGCTGTTAAAAATTCCATTTTTTGTTTTTGGGTTTTAGGGTTTATATTTATTTGTTTATTGTATTAATCCAACTTCTCACTATGTTTGTATTTTTAGGTTCAAAACACCTAGCATAGCCAGTAATATTGTTACTTGTTTTTTCAGTATGTAATGAATATAAAGTTTGAACTTTAAAATTACATATATCTCCATTCTTAGCATAATATGAAGGAGCATCATTATCACCAAAAGAAATAACTGTGTTATATTCTTTGTGTTCTTTAATAATCTCTAGATACATATCTCCTTCATTACCACCACCATATGACTTTACAGCTCCTACAATGTCAGTATTAGGTACATCATCATAATCTATTAAATAACTTCTTCTACCTGTTAAGATTACATCTGCATAGAATTTCTTAGACATTAATTTAGCCAAATTAGTAATAGTTAATACTACTGATGGAGGCATAGATGATGAAATATCTAGTATTAATAGATTCTTCATATTATGTTTAATGTTACTATAGCCAATGTTTATTCCTAATTGTTTATTAAATGCTGTAGGATCAAAAGTAACTTCATCAACGATGTTAGTTTCAATACTAGCTTTAATATCTTCTAACCAAACTGGTAAGATTTTTAATTTAGATAATTCATCAAAATCAACAAAATATTGATCTTCAACAAAATTATCTATGTTTATTGCATATTGCCCTGAACCACCATCAGTATAGAATCCACCAGAATGTAGTTCATAATCTCTAACATTATTATATCCAATCTTTCTTAAACAATCTAACCATTTAATTGGTATACCTGTATTTAAACAAGATTTGTATAATACTTGGAATTCTAAGAATACAGTTATAAACTTTAATTCTGCTTGAGTACCTATGATGTATGGTATTCCCTTAGGTAGATTTTTAAAATCTTCCTCATTTTCAATTAGAAATATTGGGGGTATTTCTATTTTTTTACTTGTGATTTTTGTTATCATTTTTTATTATTAGTTTTAGTAAATTTATATATTCAACTTCATCTCCTTTACTTACATTAATAGATTTAATATCTGTAGGAGATATTATTTTCTGACTAAGATAAGGGATTAACAAATCTCCATAAGGACTTTCTAAGTCACAACCAATTTGGTTTATTGCTTTCTCAACACTTCTAGGAGTTACATAATCCCATGAGGCACTATCAAATTTCTCTTTATTAATTAATGTACACAAATGAGAAGAAATACTATTAGGCATACCATATTTATCTTTCATCAAAACTTGATACTCTGCAGAATCAAATTTCAAATCATATTTAATAAATCTTTCTTTAATCTGAGGAGTCAAGTTAATTAATCCTTGAGGATTACTTGCTGCAACAATCATTACATCAGCTAACTTTTTACCCGAAGGTAACATTCTATCTTCTAACAAGTTTAATACAGCATCTAAAGTTTGTTTTAGAGTACCATTAAATACTTCGTCAAAAAATAATATATCACCATCTTTTAAAGAGTTTAATTCATAACTATCATACACTAATAATTTACCACTTTTTACATCAGGCATAACCATACCTACTACCTCATTAGGCATTCTTTGACTTAGTGTTATCTTAACCATGTTAACACCTTTTTCTTCTACAAAATTTTTAATGATTGTAGTCTTACCTATACCTGGATTTGACATGAATAAAGGTACAGTTTTTTTCCTTAATATCCTATTTTCATAGGTTTTATTTAGGACATCAAGCATTTGTTTTTCCATATTTATTGTTTATATTATTCCTCTTTTTTTTAAAAATTTTATTAAATAAGTCATACTTTCTTTTTTAATCTTTTGACCAGGTATTTCATAATCAAAACAAGGTCTGTATTCTAATTGAAAATATTGTTCAGTTACTCCAGAATCTTCATTATTAACATAATATCTTGAATAATTATCTTCTCCTCTTATTTGAGTAATTTGAGTAATTTTAGGTGTATTATGACTTTTAGTATATTCATCATTAATATCATAAACCCAATCTCCTACTTTATAAGGATAATGTAATAATTTAAAACTTCCTTTTTCAAAATATTTAGTAAAAATTTTAATAGTATCACTTCCTACATCAGATTTATTATCATTAAAATAAACTTTAATATTTCCTTTTTCAACTTCAAATACACAACCACTTTTACCTGATTTAGATAAATATTCTATTCCAACTCTTATTTCCATATTAAAATAAATTAAGTTGATTTTTATTACTTATATCTTTAATTATTTTGTTAATTTGAGATATATAAAATTTGTAATTAATATCTGTAGGAAATACATCTGGATTATGATTGTTGTAAATCATTACACCTGAATCTTTTAATAAATGATTAGATTTACCATGTCTACATTTGTAAATGTATCCACCTTTAGTTGATGCATAAAACCTATTTAATCTTTGTTGTTTAGATTTAATAAAATTAGGTGAAGTCCATTCAACATGATAAGACTTGTCTACTTTTTGTGAACAACAAAAGTCAAATATATTTGTATGTAATTCAACAAATTGTTTAACAGGTACATTATCTATGTAATAAGCTTTTAATGCTTTAGGTATAATAAGATAATCTACACTATTACCTAATTCAGGTTTCTCAACAAATAATCCTTTTTGTTTAAGTTTAGATCCTTCAGCTAAATAATTATTTACATTCATGTAGATAATCTTTTGATAAGTATCATGCTCAAACTCTAAGTTAAATTCTTTACCAACTTGATCAACAATTGCTTTATATTCTAATACTTTATCTTTAGGAACAATAACTTCTATACCATCTGTATTTGCACTAATTACTTGATAATCAGCTAATACCAATCTTTCTATTGTCATAGTAAGAATTAGTTGACCCATTAATCTAAGCTTCATTGCACCTTCTGGATAATATAACCAAGAATATTGATTGTCAATCATACCTGAAGTTGAATTAAGAATTAACTTTAACAAAGCATCTTTAGATTTATCACCATTTTTTTTAGCATTAATTCTATCAGATTTAACATTAGTATATAAAGTTAATACTTCAGGTTGTCTTAAAAGATTATAATTAATAATAAGATTTGGATATAAACTAGCTATGTCACTTGTTACTATACAATTATCATCATCTTCAAAATAAGATTCATTCTTGTTAACTGAATGTAAACCACCTTTACCATAAGTTAATTTTAATGTAGTATTGTTTTTAATTATAATAATTTCTTTGCTAAATTCATTTAAAGAATCTGACATTTCATTATATAAATCTCTAAAACATTCCATTTTAAAATTAATCTCAGGTAATTCTAATTTGTGAGTATGTTCAAACTTAAGTGATTTAACATATTTTGGATCTTTTTTAGTTATCTTACAATATTCTTGTAACAATAATTCAGATGCCATTTTAGGTGCATCCCAACTATAACATTTTAAGTTATATGTTTCATTGATATATTGCCTTAACTTGACATCAGATAACATTGAATTATATAGTAATTCAGTTATACCTAAATCATGTACACTATTATAGTGCCTTAATTCATCAATTTGAGCATGATTTAAGCTCATTGCAGGATCAAATGGTAATTCCTGTACTACAGGGTAATTAAGTTGAATAGCAAGACCTTTTAAGCTTAACTTTTTACTTAATCTAAGCATTTTACTCCAATATAAGAATAAATCTATGTCTATCCATTTATTATGATATTTGTATTTACTTAATTCTTTGTCATTCCACCAAAAATCATTGTTAATTATATAATCTGACCATGCTTTAAGCTTTTGTAGATAATTATCCACATTATCTAACTTATTGTGGATAATATACAACATTATACAGTTATCATAATGTATTCCATTAAATGAAATAAGATATTGATTGAACTTATTAAAAAATTCTACAACATTATCATATTCATTTATTCTATCTGAAATTTCCCAAACTATTTTCTCTTTACTATCCACATCTTGAATAGCACAAAGAAAACAGTTTGAATAAACTTCAACATCATAAATTACTTTTTGCCATTTACCTTCCATCAGTTTGATAATATTGTTTAGCTGTTTGATACATGTGCATCATTAAAAAGAACATGCCTTGATCTTGAGGAGGATTAATTGGTCTATCAGATATATCTTGTTTAGTTTTATCAAAGATATATTTAACAATAACTTGTATTTGTTCTAATTCTCCGGGACTTCCTTTAGATATAATCTCTAATACTTTATCTTTATTTATCATTCTACACCTCCTTCAGGTAATTCTTCAGTTTGTTTATCTTTTAAATTTTCTATAAATTTCTCTTTCATTACTGAAAGACAAACTTCTTTGTAACCACCACCTAATATAGGTAGCATTTCTTCTAATTCTTCAATAGTTTTTAAAGAATATTCTTTATACTTAGCATGTAATTTAGCATGCTGTCTAATAGCATTTGACAAAGATTGTCTTTTGTTTTGCATATTATTTAATTTTAGTTTCTAAATACTTTTTATACAATTCATAGTTAAATGAATCCCACCATTTTGTTTGTAATAAAATTATTGTGTCCATAAATATTTCTTTTTTAATATTAATTTATAATAATCTATTATTTCTTTTTTACCATCTGAATAATGTGAAGTATATTTTTGAGAAAATTCTAATTTACATTGTTCAATTCTTTCTTTTTTAGATTTAGTTTTATCAGTATTTCTTTCATAATACAACCAAGATTCCCAATAATTACTACTATGTGGAGCATTTATAATTACAGCTATTTGATAACCAAAGAATACAAATGATATTAGTGGATACCATTCAAACCTATAATCAGTATTACTCCATTTAGTTTTCCATCCTAATTCTACAAAATCAAATCCTATTTTTTTAGGTATTGGCATATTATTTTTCCATCTTCTTGGATAAAAATAAGGTGTACCTATTGCAATTTTACCACAATACCATTTTAATTTAAATGGTTTAAATGGTGACCACAATGCTTTTACAAATGCTAATTTATTCATATTGTTTTTCTGTTTTAATCATCATGTTTAATAATTCATTAGATAGTGTTTCAGCATTAGTTAATGCTTTGTTAGCTAATCTAGTTTCAATCATTACTTCTTTATGATTTTTAACATTGGCTCTACATTTAATGATGTATTTTACAGCATTAATGTATTCTGATTTATCATAACCATTAAGCAATCCTTGAGGATATTTGTTAATGTGTAACAATATACCATTTAATTCCCAATTACTTAGTTTTTCTAATCTGGAAGGTTTTCCTTTTATAAAATATAACATTTTATAATAATTATTTAATAAATTATTCATTTGTATAAAGTTTAAAATTTGTATTATTTTTTGAACTACCGTTTAATTTAAAACATAAAGTTACATAATTGATATTATATAAATCAGCTACTTCTTTTATTGAATTGTAAATAACTTTTGTATTATTATCTATTACTTTTTTAGATAAAATTGCTTTATTATAATCTGACATTTTTTTTAATCCTGTATTATAAGCATGTTGATTATTTTCTTTATAACTACACCATTCCAAATTTTCTAAGTTATTATTTAATTTATTTCCATCAATATGATTAACACATGGATAATTATTAGGATTTGGTATAAAATGAATAGCAATTAATCTATGAACTAAATAAGTTTTGGAAATTTTGTTTTTATATAAATTTATACTAAAATAACCTTTATTATGTAATTTATATTTTAAAATTTTATTTGTAATTTTGTTTTTAATTATACCTAAATTATTAATTTCGTATATATCTTCATATTCAATAATTTTTTTTTCTAATAGTCTGTTCATAATTTCTTTGTTTTAGTGATTGTTTTTTAAATTAAAAACCACCTAGGATTTTCCTAAGTGGTTTACTCTGACGTCTAGAGATAATTAAACACTCTAAGCTTATACACATTATTCAATAATGAGGATCTAAATTATTCTGTACCTATATTCACAGAACTTATTTTGTTTAATTGTAGTCACAGCAGGATTTGAACCATGCATCTTCCTAATCCAAATTAGGGCTTTACATTAAGCTATATGACTATTTGATGTCTTTCCATCAGTCATAACTTAACTTGCAGTTAACCGTGTTTCCTGTTCTTCAGAAACCAATAGCACCCATTTATTCTCTGGGTACACTGAGTACAACTTTTACAACATACTACTAATAGTATGAATGGGACATTCTGTTGTCCTGCTTACCCCACCAGCAGAATATTTTAATTTTCTATTAGTTTTAAATTACTTTCTTCAATTAATTCCATAATGTCAATCTTACCTAATTCAGTACATTCTTTCATTAGTTCTATTAATTGATTTAAACCATCTTGAGTAAAAGCAAATCTATCTAATCTATAACTTGTATATTCTAATGATTTAGTTTGTACTTCATTTAAAGTAACACCTTGAATTCCTTGATTAACATGGTAATATACATAATTTATTGTATATTTTGTTCCTTCAATAATCCAGTTTTCAGGTAATATTTCATTAGGTTTATTTTTATCATTTATACATAAACAAGGTACATTCATTATAAATTGTTTTTTAATTTAATATAATCTAAAAATAAATTATTGTATTTTGTTTTCCAAGAATCATCATCAAAATTTTTAATTTTTGCTTTATAATGATTAATTTTATTAACACAATTTTTTAATTCTTGTTTATGACTATGCATACTAGCTTTATCTATATTTAAATTTAGATAATAATCAAATTCAGATTGTAATTCTCCTAATTTATAATTAGATTCTTTTAACTCTTGCTTTAATTCTTTAATTTGAGAATTAGCAAATAACAATTTTTCATAATCTGTTAAATTATTAAATTTAAAAATTTCTCCTGAATCATCCATATTATTACTAATTTGTAAAGTTTTTAACACTTAATTTGTAAAGTCTTTTTAACTCTTTAAGTTTAGCTTTCTCTTCTTTAGTTTTTTTAAACACTGATCTATCAATATTTATTTTCTCTACTATTATTCCCATAATTAATCTATTATTTGTTGTTTTAACTCATTAATTTGTCTTTGAATCTGATTAAATTTAACTTTATCAGGATTAGTTGGTACTTCTAAATTTTTACCATTTGAATAAAATTCTCCCCAACAAAAAAGAATTTCTAGCTTTTTAAATTTTGATTCTTGCATATATTATTTGTTTTTAGTTTATATTATTCTTTATTTAATAACCCAATAAAATTAGTTTTAATATATTCTCCCGGAGCTTCGTTAGTAAACCCATCTAATATATTTTGTACATCTTGTTCTGAATATTTATTGTCAGAATTATCTTGTTGCCATTTAGCACCTAATTTTACACCATCTTCAAAATCTACTTTTAAACAATCTTCTAATCTGCTTAAATATGATTTTTTAATAAATTCTTTAAGTGTTTCTTGTTTAAGTTCTTCTTTACTCATAGTCTTATTTTTTACAGATTTTACAGGTTAATTTATGATACTTATCTTGTACCCATAGTCCTAATAAGAGAACTAGAACTATAGGTAATCCAAGTGTTATCCAAAAGCCTATCCAGGCATAGTACATTATCTTTCTCATATTAGTCTTGTTTGTTTAGTGAGTTGATAAATGAGTTAAAATCTTTTATATTATCAGGTACACCATACCCTCTACCACTATTAAAAGCATTTTCTAAATCTTCCTTTGTGTATTTCTTATCCTTGTTATCTTCTTGGCATTGGTTGTAACCTTGAATAAAACCATTTCTTACATTTATATAAGAAGTTCCTTCCATTGGTGTAGGTACTATTATTTTAGCTAACTGCTCTATTTCTTCTTTGCTTTTCATGTTATTATTTGTTAATTAATTTATAATTTAATTATTTCTTGTCTAACTTCTTTCCAATATTTTTTATTTAAATTTAAAGAATTTTGTTTTATAACTTGTAATATTTTATCAACTAATATTAAAGCACATAATATAGAATGTTCCATATATTTTCCTTTTTTATAAAACTTATTTACTAATTCTTTTGCTTTTAATTTTGCTGTCATAATTAAAGTTTTAAATAAACTCTTACAAGATATTTCACAAGTAAGAGTTTAATTGTTATTTGTATTTTCTAAATGTTTGCAAGTTTTTATCAAACTTGATACCACCTGCAATTATTCTTTTGTTATTATTTGTATTTAAATTAACATCTGCCATAATATACCAATTATCATATGGTGCTTCAGTGTCAATTGTAATAACTTTAATATTTGTTCCTTTGTAAGATACAGATATTTCAAATTGATTGTCGTAGTCCAAATATAATACAAAATTATCAGTTACATAAGTTTTTACAAATTCTTCTGTATCAAAATTATATACTGTTAATACATATGATGTATCTTGTACACATTTGTTGTTAATCTTAACTGATAAATCTAATTTAACTTTTTCTCTATCTAATGATTTTAATTCTCTTTTAGATTTTAATTTGTTAGTATCAAAACCTGCTGTTTGTGCTATTGCACATGCTGTCATTAAAACTATTAATAACCCTGTTACTAATAATTTGATTTTCACTGATTCTGTCATTTGAGTTTTCATATAATTTTAGTTTTTAATTGTTTATATTAATTGTTAATTATTTTAAAAGAACAGGCTTTTCACCTGATTGTAAGTTTCATGCTTAATAATATCACAACTTTAAATGCGTTGGCTTTCTCAGATATTATCGTGCCTAGTTAAAGGACAACTTATAAGTAATTTAATTAAGTGAAAGATTAATGCACAAAAGGTACATGACTACCTACAAACATTAATCTAACACTTAACTAATATTTTAAATAAAGGTTTAACCAACTAACCTCAAAGGAGTATTTTTACAGAATACTTAAACTGTGTAGAATAAAAACTATCACGAAATAATTCTACAAGTATTTTAAAGGTGTATTATTCTTTTTTTCACCTCTTAATTTAGACGCTAATACTGAAGGATGTATGTTATATTTTTCAGCAGCTAATTTAACTGAATTAAATATTTCATTTGTTTCAATATTTATTACTTTTTTAGAAACTCTTTGTCTTAAAACTTCTTTTTGAAAATCTGATTGTTTATTTAGTCCTGTTTTAAAAGCATGTTTCATATTTTGACTAGGTGAACACCATTCTAAATTTTCTAATCTGTTATCTGTTTTAATACCATTAATATGATTAACTTGAGAATAATTATTAGGATTATTAATAAAATTAATAGCTAATAATCTATGTATTAATAAATGATATTTTATATTATTTACTCTAAATGATACACTTAAATATCCTCTAGTATGTATTAATTTATTTAAAATTGTATCATCTATTAATTTTTTAATATCACCATTATTAGATATTAAATGTGTATTTTCAAAGTTTTTTAAAGGTTTCCAAATTGTATTCATTTTTATTATTTTTAAATTATTGTATAAACTATTTATACAAATAAGGTATGATAGTGGGAATTGAACCCACTACCTCCTGATTAATATCAGGTGCTCATACACAACGAGCTATATCATACTGTTTAACTTAATTATGCATTAAGTTTTGCTGAAGCTGTTGAAGCTGCAACTGGTGCTTCACTTGTGTAAGCTACTAACACATTTTGTGCATTTAAATCACTTGTGAATTCTGTTTCACGATAGATTGGTTGACCATTAAATAATAAGATACCACCATCTTTGCCTTTACGCTTAGGCTCTTGATTTGCACGGAATGGATTCTTAGTTGTAGATTCTTTAATTACAATTTTACCATCTAAAATCTCACCTGCTACTAATGGCATTGCATTAAATGCTTCTGCACTAGTTGAACGAAGTGCTGATAATACAGTTACTTTGTCTAATGCACCACTTCTGTCTACAAATGTAGATTGTACTGTGTACCATCCATACTCTTTACCATCTTTTGCACTGATTCCTGTTGAATTAAATACTAAACCTGTTGTTTTGTTTGCGATCACTACTACTGAATTTTTCATAATTTTTGTTTTTTAAATTGTTAATTGATTTTTAATTGATTTATTTATTTGATTTTGTTATATGATTTTAGCTCATATAAGGGCTATTTAACAATTAATAAGATGATATAACTAATATATTGGCTATGCCAGAGTGCTATAAATAGCTAATTAGATTATATGAGAGCTTATTAATTGTTGAATATTGTTAAGACATTGTTATTACATTAAGTTTAGCTTCTAAAGCTAACCAATATTGCACAAATTTTACATATGCAATTTCTTGTGGTGTTACATTAAGCATGACGTTTAGATTTTTTAGATTCAATATATAATCCAAGTATTAAACCTGAATATATTATGAACATAATTAATATTCCTATTGCTAAGGCTGGAATAATTGACCATAAACTAATGATTGATACTAATCCTAATCCAACATGTGCAGATAAATGTCTGTTATATGTTACATCAGCTAGTATATTGCATCCATACCATGATGTTGATATGAATGCAATTAAATAGATTGTTTCCATTGATTAAGTTGTTAAAAGTGATACACTTACACAAATTGATGCCCATATTTGGTCATGACTAGGTTTATGATTTACATAACCTAATTCACGCTTAATGGTGTTTAATCTATTGTGTACTGAAAATTGATACTCAGGTAATTTAGTAGACTTATTTATAATAGGCCTACCATTCTTTGTAGTTTTTTGAAGTAAATTCATGATTGGATAGTTTTTATGATTATTTTCTTGCCCAAGTAGGACATTTATCTACGTTATACTTAACTATAGATTTTTTACTTGCACAACTTGTTAATGAAGTTATTGCTATAAGACATACGATTGTTACTAAGTAACACACTGTTAAATACACTAGTTTTTTCATTTGGTTTTTGTTTTAGATTGTTATTTGTTAAATTCATCTGATATTACAGGTAATGGTATCCACCAACCTAATAATATTGAGTAAAATAAGAATGTTGGTAGACTATGAATTAAGTCTTGTTGACTAATTATTCCAATTAGAAATGCTAATAAAAAGAATGTTCCAAAGAACATTGCAATGTAGATTAAGATTTTAGTTAAGTTTTTCATTGTTAGATAGTTTTAGATTGTTAATAATTATTTAATTTAAATCTCCAGGCGACCACCGTTAAGAGATTTTATTTATCCTAAGCACTTAGTTGTAATTCCTTACTTTCGACTATTAAGTATAGTATAAGGTTTACGTTTCTCTACTATTACAACTTTAGTGCATTAGGAATATGTTTTACACTTAAAACCATATAACTAACAATAACTATGTTAGTTCAGTGATGGAAACTGGTGTTTTTAACAACTTAGAAAGTTATTAAGTTAAAATAAGTTCAGGATTGAAGTAATCTCCCCTGAACTCAAAGAATTTAGAATTTTTCCATGTATTTTTCATGATAATATTGACCATTTTTATAATGATAAATTTCATTATTATACATACAATAAGGTAATCCTCCTGTTTCTTTTGTACCATCTAATCTTTCAACAGCTACAAGATTAACAGAATTTTTAGGTAAGTGATTAACTTCTAGTAATTCTAATCTTTTGTGTTGATTATTATATGGACTTGAATAAATTGCTGCTATTTTCATAATTTTATAATTTTTTTGAGTTTGAGCTACCATGCACTCCTTGTATTTATCATTGTTTATACTCTATGAAAGGAACATAAAGAGTTTATTTAAGCTATGTATATAATAGGGTTTATTATATTGAGGTTAATTGAGAAAGAGGTGAATTGAATATTGTGATAGGTGTAACCCACTGATACCAACACTTTACAAGCATTTACAACAAATAATTTATTTATATTCAATAAAATTAAACCCAATTACATTTAACTGGGTTTAACTTTATGAAATAAGGACCAAAGGTCCCCGAGCTATGCGTCAGCTCTTAAGTAAATCTTGTTAGCAAACTTCTCAACACCTTCATCATCAGTGTAAGCTTGCTTAACCATATCATACACATCTGAGTCAAAAGTAAATGTATCATTAACTTTTAGTGTAGTACTAACACATGCATGCTCTGCATATTTTCTACCAACAGAGACAGAACCATTAATCTCTTTCTTTACTTCTTTGAATAAAGAGATAGAAGTGAATTCAGTGTTATCTTTAGTGTTAACACGAACATTAATTGCGGAAACTTTAAATAAGATTTTCATTGTGATAATTTTATGAGCAGAAAACATTTTCTCTCAAAGTTTAGTAGGGGTAGTCTTTCATGGGGTGTCCCCCATCTTAACCTACACAAAAATTTTTAAAAAACTATTTTTTCAAATCCTCGACTACACAAAATTTTTTAAAAAATATTTTACAAAAAATTTATTAAAAAGCTATATTCTATGTCATTTAATTTACCATACTTATTTGGTAATTAGATAGTTAATAAGTAACTTTAGAACATGAAACCAGAGATTAAATATAGAGAACCAGATGTAGATCATATTACTATTGTTGTAAATGATGTAAGTCATGTACTTACAACTGCTGAATATATTGATATAATTAAACCTGCTAATAGAGTTGAAGGTTCAGGATCAGATTATATTATTGCTAGAAACAAGATATTACAAGAGTATTTTATTAATGGACCTAAAGAACAATTTAGTTGGTAATGGCAAGTACATCAGAATATGAACAACAACAGTTTTGGGAAGATAAACCTATTGAGGTTATTTTAGGGGATAACTCTTCCTGGGAATTAACAAATAATAATAATGAGAACAAAGTCAAAGAATTTTAATGACTCCCAAGTAAAAGGTATTTTACCTGATGGATCAGTATACCTTAAAATGGGTGTAACTAAAAAACACTATAATGATAAACTAGATTATGAAGATATGGATCAGATTAATGATAAGTTAATTATGGCTGAAAAGATTAATAAGTTTTACTTACTTACAGGGCTTACCCCTATAACTGAAGAATAAGTAAAATAAATTTGCATATTGTCTAAAAATAGTGTATATTTAAGTGTACTCTAACTTAAACAGTTAGTCACCAGGGAATACCTAATAAGTTAACACCTGGTTAGAAGTTGGATAGTATAAGTAACTTCTATATGTAATGACATATAATTTACCTGAATATCAGGGTTTTATATTTAAATGCATATAATGATAGTGAACAGAGGTTTCTCCGATAGGTACAAAAAAGGTTATAAGTGAAATTCTATAGCTGCTACAAGAGGTATGAAGTATCCCCCTGAATTAACAGGATTAAAGTAAGCAGTGGCCTAGTTACTAGGAACGGTTAAAGACAGATAGATATAAGTTTATAATTAATCCATCAAGAAGAGTAAAATCTAGAAGGGGAATATTGTGTCTTGTAGATAACTAAGTTAGTTATATAATTTATTTGGTTATTATAATCAAATCAGTTATATTTGTAGTATGGAATATATACTTAAACTACCAGTATCTAAAAAAACTGAATATATCATTAGAATGTTAAATCCTGTTATGGGTAATTTAACTGAGAAAGAGATTGATATATTAGTTGTTATTGCTGATAAGCAAATATCTATTATTAATAAGGACACTAGAACTGATGTTCGTATGACTTTAAATATGGATAAGTTTAATTTTAATAATTATATTAAGAAACTAGTTACTAAGAAAGTATTACAACAAGTAGATAGATTAACACTTAAAGTTAATCCTTGGATATTGCATATTTTAAAACATGATTCCGTTAATTTAAGTTTTGAATAATGAACTCAACTAAAAGTAATATATATGAAGAAGTATTGGATGAAATTAAGAGTGAGTTTGACTTGTCTAAGATGGAACTTGAAAGAATTTGTGACTCACAATTTAGGGTTATAAGAGATACTATGTCTAACAGAGAGGGTAAAGTTATTCAACTAATTTACCTAGGTAAGTTTAGACCTACAATGTACAACACTGATTATACTAAACGCTTAAAATTAAAAAATGATGAGTAAATTACAAGAAATCTTAAATGGCTGGAAAAATGTTATTTGGGAAAAACCAGAGATAGAAAAAATGGCATTAGACAGAGCTACTATTTGTAGTTCTTGTGATAAAAATATAAATAATACTTGTGATGCTTGTGGTTGTCCATTAATTGCTAAGACTAGATCTGAATACTCTAAATGTCCTGAGGGAAAATGGTAATAGAACTAGAGGTTATAAATCAATATCCTGTACGTGAAACAGGTAGATCTATTGCTAGATATGCACCTCTTAGAGTATTTCAAAAAAAGTTATTTGTAGTTGAGTCTATGCAGATAGAAGAACATATTGATAGTAGGGGTACTACTATCAAAAAATTTACTACTGTTAAATATGATTCAGAATATTATAAAATTAACATGCCTTACAAAGAATTGAGAGATAAGTATTTTACACCAATTGTAATTAAAGGATTAGGAAAATGAATAAAGAATTAATAATTCCTATATATGATTGTTTAGTTAGTATTCAAGTTACTAATAGTATGAATGAAGCAGTAAAGCATCTTACTGATACTTATGGTATTACAGAAGATGAAGATTTATCTAATATGGGAGGATTCTGTAATTCAGATAATTCACCTATAATGGATAGACAAGTCTATTATTTAGTAGTAGGTTATACTTCAGATAAGAAAGAATACTGGGCCACTATTGCTCATGAAACAATGCATTTAATACAGGAAGTATTAGAATCTAGAGATATATACTATCAAAGAAAACAACCTAATGAACCATATGCTTATATGTATGGTTATTTTATATCAGAAAACTTTGAGTTCTTTGAGCAAGCATATTCTAAATTTAAAAGAGTTAAAATTAAATGATTAAAATAATAGATTTAATAGATAGTAAGATTATAGTAGCTCCAGAGTGTTTGGTTATAGAACCATTTAAATCTATTTGGGAGAAAGATAAATCTAAAGATAAGACTCAAGCATTTAATATGATTAAATATACTTGGTACTATGCTTCATTTAAATCACCTTTTTTTCAACACAGTAATACAGATAGATCTAAGTTAATCTTAAGTCATATCATTAAAGATGATAAGTTTAAGGTAACTAAAGAATTAGAAGAATGTGTTAAAATGTATGAAAAGATTAATACTACTCCAGCAATGAAGTTATTTAGAGCTGTTCAAGAATCTATTAATAAGATGGAAGAATTCTTTATGACTGCAGAGTACAATGAAGATAGTATTACTAAAATACAGAAAGCAATTATAGATATGCCTAAGATGCAGGAAGCTGTACAGAGTGCTCTCAATAACTGCCAAAAGGAGCAAGCATCTGGTGACACTGTTCGTGGTCAGGCAACACTTGGGCTTTTTGAAGGATAATAAAAATATAAAAATATGACAGCAGAACAATTTACATACTGGTTACAAGGATTTATAGAAACAGCAGATCCTAAATCTATTGATGAAAAACAAACTCAAATAATTAAAGATCATCTTAAATTAGTATTTACTAAAATTACTCCAAATTATCCTTATATACCACCACAAGATTTTGGTACAATTAAACCTTTTGATTTTAATCCAACACCTATGTGGTACACTAACCCTATAAATCCTATTCCTGGAACTATATGTTAGCAGACAACCCATATATAACTTGTGTAGACTTATTTAAGAATACTAAAGAGTTTAGTTACTTAGCTGAACAGTATAATAAAACAGGAATGTACACTAGTGCTATTCCCGGAACTATAGAATACTTAGACTTCTGGCAAGAAGTTAGAGATATATGTATAGAAGGATTTACTAATTCTTGTGGTCAAACAATTACAGGACAACATTTCTTTTATTTAAACTTTTGTCCTATATTAGGTCTTAATGAAAAGACTGGAAAGAAATCTAAAATTTTTCCTAGGTTTATAGATTTAGATTATGAATTCTTTCACATGATAGAATATTGTAGAATAAATCAAAAATCTTTAGTTGCTGTAAAGGGTAGACGTCAAGGTTGGTCTTACAAAGCAGCAGCAATATGTACTCATGAGTTTTATTTCTACCCAGACAGTAAAGCTGTAATTGGGGCATTCTTTAGTTCATTTAGTCAGAATACAATGAACATGGTAGTTGATAACTCTAACTTTATTAATACTAATACAGAGTTTAGAAAACAACGTAATCCTGATTTAAAGGATTTTATTAAAGCTAGATACCAAGCTACTGTAAATGGTGTTAAGGTTTGGAAAGGATTTAACTCAGAAGTTAGATCAATATCCTTTAAAGATAATCCTACTGCAGCAGTTGGTTTAAGTGCTTCCTGGTTAATCTTAGATGAGGCAGGTGTATTTAACAATATTACAGATACTTATGGATATACTGAACCACTTATTAAAGATGGTAGTACTTATACAGGAGTAGCATTAGTATTTGGATCTTCTGGAGATATGGATTCTGGTAGTAAGTATTTTTATGAGATGTTTACTAATCCTGAAAAATATAATATGCTAGCTTTTGAAGATCCATTCAATCCTAATTCTAAAATAGGATTCTTTAGTTCAGCTACAAAAGGTAGGTTAGGTAAGTGTCTTAATCCTAATTCTAAATGGTATAAACAACCAATGACAGATGAAAATGGTAACTCTAACTATGAAGCTGCACAAGATGATATTGAATTTAATAGAATTAGTAAGCGTAATGGTTTAGATCCTAAAGCTATTCATAATGAAACTACTCAATTTCCTTTAAACTGGAAAGAAGCTTTCCTTAGAAATAAAGGTAATGTATTTGGTTCACCAGAAATGTTAGAGTGGTTAGGTCATTTAGAAAATACACCTAGTCTTAGAGGTCAAGCTCAAAAAGGTGATTTATTCTTTGATAAAGGAGAAATTAAATGGCGACCTAATGATGAGTTGATTTATATAACTGATTTCCCATTAAGAAAAGATCCTAAGTCTGGTCAAAGTTTTACAACAGATAGTTGTGCAGTAATATGGGAACATCCTGAAAAACAAGATAATGGAGAAATACCTAGTTATTTATACATTGCAGGATGTGACCCTTATGATCAAGATAAGTCAGAGTCTGGTTCATTAGGATCATTCTTTGTGTATAAAAGATTTTACAGAGCAGATAGAACTCATGATATTATAGTTGCAGAATATACTTCTAGACCAGATACTGCAGAACAATTTTATGAAAACTGTAGAAAGTTATGTATGTATTATAATGCTAAAGTATTGTATGAGAACCAGTTAAAAGGTTTAAAAGTATACTTTGAACAAAAGAATGCTTTACAATATATGTGTGAACAACCTGGTATTATTAGAGATATGGTTAAAGATTCTAGAGTACAAAGAGGTTATGGTATTCATATGAATAGAGGTACTAATGGAGCAAGTGGTATTAAAGATCAATGTGAGTTATATCTTAAAAAGTGGTTATATGAAGAAGTTAGTGGTGAAACAGAAGGAACTAAAGTATGTAGATTTCAAACAATTAAATCAATACCTTTACTTAAAGAATTAATAGCATATGACAGAGATATTAACACTGATAGAGTTATTGCAGTTATGCTATGCGTACTGCAAACATACGAACTACACAGAATACACGTAGAAGAGCTATTAGATATGAAAACAACGTCTGGTGATTTCTTAGAAAGACTTTACCAAAAAAACCTTATATTTAACAGGAGGAATTCTCAATCCCAATTTAATCCAAGCAAAAACTAATGAGTCAAGATATATATGCCAATCTAGGTGGTCAGAATTTACCTCAACAAAAATTACCTATGTCTAGTAAAGACAAAGAATGGGGTAAGTCTTGTATTAATTATTATTCAAACTATAGATATACCAATGGTAGTAACTTAAGATCTGATAGATTTAGAAAGTTAATTAACTATGATTTATACAATGGTAAAGTAAACCATAAAGATATTGAAACTATATGTGATCCATTAGGAGTTAATACTTCTAGTACATTCTCTGCTAGGTTTCAACATTATGATATAGTGTCAGAACCAATTAGATTATTAATAGGTGAAGAAACTAAAAGACCAGATAATCATATTGTAGTATCTGAATCTCCAGAAGATATTAATCGTAAAACAGCAGGAGTTAAGCAAAAAATATTTCAAGCTTTACAAGAAGGTTTGGCTTATCAAATAGATCCTAATGCTGATCCAGAAAATCCCCCGCCACCACCTGAAGAAATACTTAAACATGAAAAACATACTCCTTCAGATATAATTGAATCTAAAGCTAACAAAATACTTAAAGTATTAAAGAAAAGACTTAATACAAGATTGTTATTTTCTCAAGGTTGGAAAGATGCATTAATTGCAGGAGAAGAAGTTTATTGGGTAGGTATTGAGAATGCTGAAGTAGCTATGCGTAGAGTTAACCCTGTTAACTTAACAGTTATCTTAGATGGTGACACAACTTTTATTGATGATGCTATTGCAGTAGTTGAAGAAAGAATGTTAGCTATCAATACTATATTAGATGAATATGGTGATATTCTTTCTAAAGATGATGTTGACAAATTAGAAAATTATACAAGAGGAACCTTTGGTTCTTTTAATACTGCAGGTGGATTTGAACCTCAATTTGATGTAGTTAATGGACAGAATGCTTTTGCAGGAATTACTCCTACTAATGCTTATAATGGAAATAATAGTAATAACTATTCTATTAGAGTTACAAGAGTTGAATGGAAATCAATGAAAAAGATTGGTGAATTAACTTGGACTGATGAAGATGGAACTCTACAATCAGAAATAGTTGATGAGTTATTTAGTACAAGAGTATTTAAAGAAGCTTTTCCAGATGCTAAAGTAGAATGGTATTGGATTAATGAAGCTTGGGAAGGTGTTAAAATAGGATTAGATATTTTTACAGATATTAAACCTAAACCTAATCAAAGACGTAGATTAGATAATCCTTATTTCTGTAGATTAGGTTATACAGGATTTATATATGAAGCAACTAACTCTCAATCAGTTAGTTTAATTGACAGGTTAAAACCTTATCAATATTTATATGATATTATATCTTACAGATTAGAGATAGCATTTGCTTCTGATCAAGGTAAGAAGTTTATAATGGACTTAGCTCAAATACCTGCAAGTCATGGTATTGACATGGATAGATGGTTATACTATTTAAAAGAAATGAATATTGCTTTTATTAATAGTTTTGAAGAAGGAAAAAAAGGTGCTGCTACTGGACAATTAGCTAATAAGTTTAATCAGTTCCAAGCAATAGACTTAAGTCTTAGTCAATCTATCCAGCAGTATATTAACATGCTAGATTATATCAAAGCACAAGTAGCATTTGTATCTGGAGTTACTCCACAAAGATTAGGTGCTATTAATAACTCTGAATTAGTTGGTAATGTAGAAAGATCTGTTAATCAATCTTCTTTAATTACTGAATATTTGTATGAAGCTCATACTGAAGTTAAACGTAGAGCATATACTGCAGTTATTGAAGTAGCTAAGATTGCTTATAAAAAAGGATTAGTTGCTCAGTATGTTTTAGATGATATGGCAATTGAGTTATTAAGACTAGATGAAAATGAATTTGAAAATTCAGAATTTAGTGTATTTGTAACTAACAATACTAAAGATCTTGAATTAAAAGCTAAGTTAGATCAATTAGTTCAGGTAGCTTTACAATCTGAAAAAGTAGATTTATCTGCAATAGTTGAAACATTGATGAATGATTCACCTAGAGATATAGTTAGATTATTACAACGTAAAGAAGAAGAATTTTATAAACGTCAAGCTGAATCTCAAAAATCTCAACAAGAACATCAAATGCAGGTTGAGCAAATGCAACAACAAATGCATGCTGAACAAGTTGAATTTGAACATCTTAAACTTGATCAAGAAAGATATATTGCTGAACAAAACAATGAAACTAGAATACAAGTTGCTGAGATTGCTGTATATAATAAACAACAAGATATTGACCTTAATGATAATGGTATACCAGATCCTTCAGAGATTGCAGCTAATGCAATAAAACAACAGGAGATGTCATCTAGAATGTTCTTAGAACAATCTAAGATTGGTAATGATAAATCTAAACATGAAGCTCAAATTGCATTGAAAGATAAAGAAATGAAGCTCAAAAATGAGCTTGAAAATAAAAAAATTGAAGCTATTCGTACGCAAAACAAATCTCAAGAACTTATTCAAAAGCGTCAAGCTGAACTTAAAGAAAAAGAAATGAAAAATAAACTTGAAATTGAACGACTAAAAATTAAAAATAAACCTAAAAAATGATAATTTATAAAACTACAAATCTTATAAATAATAAAATTTATATAGGGCAATTTAATGGTAAATCTAAATCTTATATTGGTGGTGGAAAATATTTTAAAAGAGCTGTTAAAAAATACGGTAAAGAAAATTTTAAATTTGAAATAATTACAGAAGGAAATTTTAATATAAAACTAACAGATGAATTAGAAATACATTATATTCAATTATATAATTCAACACATTCTAATATAGGTTATAATCTTGCTCCAGGTGGAGGTGGTAGAATTGCTTATAAATTATCTGAAGAACATAAAAATAAAATATCTATTGGAAATAAAGGTAAAATTAAAAAACCTTGTTCAGAAGAACATAAAAGAAAAATAGGATTAGCAAATAAAGGTAATCAAGCAACAAAAGGAATAAAATTTGGAAAAGATTATAAAGAAGCATGTAGAAAAAGAATGCTTGGAACAAAAATGAGTGAAGAAACAAAACAAAAAATGAGAGGTATTAGAGGACCTCAAAAAAATCCAAATAAACCTAAAACACCTAAAAAATAATGAGTAGTTTAAAATTAACACCTCCAGCAGCAAAAACAAATCCTTTTGTAAGTAAGGAATGTATTGACATATTAAACTTTAGAATTGAACAAGAAGAATATTCTTCTAGATTTTACACTGCAATGTCAATGTGGTTAAATGACCATGGGTATTTAGGTGCAGCAGCAGTTTGGGAAAAAGATGCAGAAGGAGAAATGGTTCACGCAGGTTGGGCTAAGTCTTTCTTATTAGATATGGGTATTACACCTAAGACTCCAGCATTAAAAGAACCACCTCAAACATTTACAGGTTTACCTGATGTTATTAAACAATCATATGCACATGAGATAATGGTTACACAACAATGTAATGAGTTAGCATCACATGCTATGAAGTATGGCAATCATTTGTTATATCAGTTAGCTATGAAATTCTTAACTGAACAACAAGAAGAATTAGGTAAAGTACAAAACTTAGTTGATCAATTAGAAGCATTTGGTGAAGATAAGATTGCAATGAGATTATTTGATCATGAATTAAAAGGATAATAGATGTCATTAATTCATGAAGTAAAACAAATACTTTGGGTAATAACTCCACATGGAGATGGTCAAGTATTATTTATAATGGATTATGGTCCACATGAAAATACAATATTTGTTGTAGCACTTGAAGAAAATGGTATGATAAAACATTACAATAGTAATGATGTTAGATTATGTAAAAACAATACTTTTAATATAAATAAAAATGTATAATAAGTTACCAATAAAAGAAAGAATGGATTTGATGAAGTCTTACAGAAAGGCTAACCCTGACATGTCTTATCGTGATATGGTAAATGATTATAACACTAGTTATCAAAAATTTAAAGATGGAGGTAAGTCTGATGGAATGACAGGAATGATGAAATCTAAAATAGCTACTGAAGCTCATTATGGAAATCCTGCTGCATTAAGAATGGTTAGTCCTAATCCTAAAACTGGTATGACTCCTAAAGGTACAGGTACTCATTATATGACTTCAATGGATGAATATGCTGTCCCTTTATTGCAAGATAAAGGTGATAAGAATTTAAAACTTGTTGATGGTAAAACTCCTAGTTCTGAAGATTTTAAATTTTCAAGAGCTGAAGATGCTGAATATTTTGCAGAACATTATAAAGAAGTTGCTCCAATGATGAGAAATTATGAAGAGTATAAATACGGAGGAATTCAAAGATTTGACGATGGTGGTAAAAAAGGTGCAAATAATAATTTATTATCTACAACTGTAAGAAATGATAATACATTGTACAATGGACAATCATTTTTAAACAGAGGAATGCAAATTGAACATTATCCTAATGGTACAAATGATACTTTGTATAGTTATACAAAACAACTTCCTGGTGGTGGATTTGAAATTTTTAATTCTTCAACAGGTCATTCTAATTCACCTGCATTTAATCAGTTGTATAAAAATGGACAATTTTCAACACTACCTTCTAATCAATCTACTGAGTATCAAAATAATATTTTAAACTATTTTCAAAAAACAGGTAAGTAATAAAATAACATTAAAGCTATCAAAAGTTATCTGGTTATGTAACTTTTTGTATTTGCAAACAATAACCAAAACAGTTATATTTATAGTATATTACTAATAAGGCAAAAAAATGAGTAAGGAAAAAAAAGAATTTAATATTCTTGACACACCATTTGGTGAAGGTCTAGAAATGCAGTTTAATGATGAGTTCTCTAGTGATTTTCAAGAAAACAATTCAGTAGCACAACCACTAGTTCCAGAACTAGAAGATGTAACACCTCAAGTTGATGAAACTAAAGAAGTTGTTAAAGATCTACCTAAAGAAGAAACCAAAGAAACTAAAGAAGTTGCTAAGGTTGAATCTAAACAAGAAACTACTGAAGAGGGTTCTTCTCTCAAAGTATTTGCAAGTTGGTTAGGAGATAAAGGTTTAGTAGACTATGATGAAGAAACTTTTGAAGATTCTGAAGATGGTTTAAAAAAACTAATGAGTTCTACTGTTGAACGAGAAGTGGAAAACTACAAAAATAGTTTACCAGATGATGTTCACAAGTTAGTAGAATTTGTTGAAGCAGGAGGTAATCCTAAAGATTTTATTAATGCATATTACAATGAAGTAACTTGGAGTGATTTTGAAATAGACACTGACACTACTCAAAAAATTGTATTAAGAGAATACTTAAAGGCACAAGGAGAAGATATGGAAGAAATAGAAGAAACTTTAGATACATATGAAGTTTCTGGTATTTTAGAAAAGAAAGCTAAGAGTGCTTTAGGTAAATTACAAAACTATGAGAAAAGCTACCAAGATCAATTGGTAGAATCTCAAAAAAAGTATGAAGCTGAACAAAAGGCTGTAGCTAAGAAACAATATGAAGATTTCAAAGCTGACTTGTATGCTAAAGAAGAAATTCAAGGGTTTAAATTAACTCCTAAAATGAAAGACAATCTTTGGGACTTTATTATGAAACCTGATAAGACTGGTAAAACAGGATTACAAAAGCATAATGAAACTAATACTAATGCTCAATTCATGTATGCTTATTTAGCAATGAATGATTGGGACTTAAGTAAATTAGAAAGACAAGTTAAGACCAAAGTTAACTCTGAGTTAGCAAGTAAGTTATCTAACTTTAAAGATGGAAGGTCTAAATTAAAATCAGGTCAATCTGATGGATTTGGATCTGAAAAATCTTCAGGCAACTTTAGTGCCTTTAGACAAGCCTTAGATAAAGGTTTATTATAAAAAAGAACAATTATTAATTTAATATAACAAAAACAAAATGCAAATTAGTCCATTACAAATAACAAACATGAATTGGCATGCTGGTCTTACTCAAGACTCTCATTTGTCCACATTCTTTTTAACTGAGCCAGCTATTGCTAGCCAAGTTATTACTCGTATTTATAACAAACAAAATGGTTATAAAAATGCTCTTTCTTTCTTAACAGGTGGAATGGGTAAAGCTAAAGAAATTGATGGTATCCAATACCGTTGGAATATCATTGGTGACTCTCGTAAAGCAATCTCTATTACTCGTTCAGTATTTGATGCTGCAACTTTAGTAGGTATTAACGCTACATCTTTTAAAATTGGTGTTGGTGAAAAATGGTTTACAGAAGGTGACGTTTTATTATTTGACAGTCCAGATTATAAAGCTCGTGTAATTTCTGAACCAATTTATGATGGTGCTGATTACATCTTAGTATGTCAATTAGTTACTGCAGATATCACTAAATCTGTACCTTCAACTTTATTAGTAGTTGGTAAAGAGGTATCTAAAGAATACAACATTGTAGAACATGATCATTCTCGTACATCAGGTGAAACTCACTATGCTACACCAATGATGTTAGAAAACTTTATGACTACATTACGTAAGAAATATTCTGTAACTGGTGCTGCTCACAGCCGTGTTATGGTTATCTCTATGTTAAATCCTGAAACTAATGAAAAAACTAACACTTGGGTAAAATATGCTGAGTGGGAATTTTGGAAGCAATTCATGGATGAAATTGAAATCATGTTAATGTTTGGTGAATCTAACATTAAATCTAATGGTACAACTGACTTAAAAGGTGCTTCAGGAAATACAATTTATTCTGGTGCTGGTTTAGAAGGTCAAATTGCTCCAGGTAACAAACGTCTTTATACTACATTGAATGAAAAAACTATCCGTGATTTCATGGGAGATTTAGCATACAATGGTACTGAAGATGGTCCTCGTGAATATGTGGCTTTATGTGGTCGTGAATTCATGAACTTATTTGATCAAGCTATGAAGCGTTCAGCATCTGCTTTCAACTTAGTTGATAGTAAATTCATTGCAGGTGAAGGACAAAACTTAGAATTACATGGTCAGTTTATGACTTATACAGGTTTGAATGGAGATAAAATTACATTGAAAGAGTATAAGCCTTATAATGATACAATGAGAAATCGTTTATTACACCCTCAAACTGGTAAGCCAGCAGAGTCTTATAAAGCGACTTTCTTAAACTTTAAATCTTATAACAAAGGAGAACCAAATATCCAAAAAGTATATTCTAAAGATCGTGAGATGGTAACAACTTACATTGAAGGAATGTATGGCCCTTATGGACCTAAGAAAAATGGTTCATCTGCAAGTTCAGTAGATGGTTACACATTTGAAGCAATGACAGAATGTGGTATCATGTTACGTGATCCATCAGATGCTGCTCAATTAATTTTAGATGCATCTAGCATTAGCTAGTCCAATATAGAGTTTCTTAGGAGTGTACTCTACCCAAACACTCCTTTTTTTTAAACTAATAAAGGCAAATTATTAAAAACAATGGAAGTAATTAACAGACAGTATGTTATTAGACCTATCATACGTAACAAATTTTCAGGTCAATCTTATTACAATAAAACTCTTACTGTAATAATGGGTGCTCAACTAAGTAATACAGGATTGTATAAAACTGGATTATCTAATGAAGATGAAGCACATTTTGAAAAAGAGTTAAACTTAGCAAAAGGAACCTTAAGTAGGCGTAATGCAGAATTTTGGGGAGATATGGAAGTAAGGTTAAGAAATGATAAGTTAACTATATTTAATATAGTAAATGCTTATGATGAAATAAAATTTAGAATGTTACAACAACATGATTGGATTGCAAATACTGAACATGATGTGGTTGGTAATTCAACAGCTAAATTTTATATATATGATCCAGAGGCAGCAAGTAAAATTGAAGATGCTAAAATGGAATTCGAGTTTGCAGCTATGGAAGCTTTTCATAGTACAACGGTAGAAGAAAGAAGAGGTCTGTTAAGAGTTTATGGTAAAACAGGTGTAGATAATATGTCTGAAACCATGGTTAAAACTGAACTATTTAAAAAACTTAAAGAAGATTTTAAAGAGTTTATTAGAATAGTTAAAGCTAAAGATACTCCTACAAGAGCATTAGTAAAAGCTTTAACTGAAAAAGATATTATTAAAAAGAAGGGTACTTACTTCTATAATGGTGAAGATTTACTAGGTAGTTCAACTGATGAAGTTGTAAGTTACTTATCAGATTTAAAAAACCAAGCTGTTAAATTAGCATTAGAAAGTAAGTTAAAACCTAAGAAAACCAAAACTGATTAATGACTGCAGCAGAATTACACTTAGAATTTAAATTTAGATGTGATAAGTTAGATACTTTAAACTATCCTAACTTCTTACCTGAAGAAGTAGATTTAATTTTAAATAATGCTCAAGACAGATTAATTAAACAGAGGTATGGTCTTAATAATAATAAAAGACAATCTTTTGAAGAAACTGAAAAGCGTACTGAGGACTTAAAGAATATTACAACTAATGCAATATTAACACCTCAACCTTATTCAGTAGATAACATAGATGCAACTGCAAGGTTTGTATTGTTACCAACAGATCACTGGTTTACTATACAAGAAAGAGCAGGAATAACATGTACTAATTGTGGAACACCAACAACTCAAAGAGTTGAAGTAATTCCAATAACACATGCTGAAGCATCTAAGACTTTAAGAGATCCATTTAAAAAACCTAATTCTTATAAAGTACTTAGGTTAACAATTGATGGTAAAGTTGAATTATTATCAAGTTGTACAATAGTAGATTATCAATTTAGATACTTAAGACAACCTGTTAAAATTGATTTAACAACAAATACTACTTGTGAATTATCAGAACATGTTCATAATGAATTAGTTGATATAGCAGTAGGTATAGCATTAGAAAGTATAGAAAGTAAAAGATCTCAAACATTTAATCCTTTGATTAATAATACTAACGAATAATAAATAAATTAAAATTAAAATGGCAATTTCAACAATATCACCTAAGTATTTCTTAGGTTCATTTATCCCAAATGTTAAAATTTTATCAGCTAAAGTTGATGAAATAATTAACTACGTTAATGGTACACAAGTAGCAGTAACACAAGGAACAAGTATTACTACTGGAGTTACAGCTAATGCAACTAAAGGTGTAATTACAACTGTAAGTTTAACTACAGCAGCAAGTACTGTAGCAGGACCTTTTGTAGTAACTAACTCTAAAGTAACAACATCATCTATTGTTCAAGCAACTGTAGAATATGCTACTGGTAAAACAGGTTTTCCTGTATGTTTAATAGAAGCAGTAGCAGCAGGATCTTTTAATGTAAGATTATTAAATGCTAGTACTGGTGCAGCATTAAATGATGTAGTTAAAATACATTTTAATGTAATCAACTAATTAAAAACAAATATCTCAATAAATAAAATTTAAAAATTAAAAACAATGTCAATTCATAAAGTAACAAACACTTTTGTAGGTAATGGTTCAGCATTAGAAGCTGACGTTAATACATTAACTCCTGGTAAATTAGGTCTATTTACTATGGGAAACACAGCATTAACTACAGCTTATGTAGCTAGTTCTGCTACACAAAAAATTCAAGTATCTGAAACATTTGCTGATGGTTCATTTAAAAAATCAATGTTAATTGATGGAGCTTCAGTTGTTGGTGCTCGTGGTAAGCGTTATTCTCCAGCTACTCGTGAAGTATGGGCTATTGGTTATAACCGTCAATCAGCAGCAGGTTCTATTGAAGTAAACAATGCTTCTGATTATACAGCAAGTATTCTTTTTAAGAATGATAAATCTTTATATTCTGAAAGACCAGAAATGTTAAGAATTAACTTTACTTCTTCTGCTACAGCTACTCAATTATCTATTGCTACTCAAGTTGCAGCAGTAATTAATAATGGTGGTTTTAAAACATTAGTAAAAGCAATTGTAGTTGGTAATGGTACAGGTATCTATGGTTTAACTGCAGCTACTGCTTGGGGTGTTGAAATTACAGCATTAGATATTAATCAATTCCGTAGTTCAACTTACAAAGAAAACCGTGTATATTTTTCAGTTCAAGTAGATGATTCTACAGGATTTGGATCTAGTACAGCTTGTACTCAAATTTCTGCAAACAATCCAGGAGAAGGAACTTATAACTATATTTACAATAAAGAAAACTTTGATTATCAATATGAAGGTTTATCTAATCGTAGATTATGGCCAGCACAACAAGTTAGTTTTAATGTAGCTAATACAGGTTATTTAACTGCGGCTATTGTACCAACAGTAACAGGTGTAGTAGGTGAAGATACTGTAACTTTCTCAGCAACAGTAGCAGCTATTATCCGTCCAGGTGAATTAGTAGAATTAAATGGTAACATGTATGAAGTAAAATATTTTATCAGTGCAACTGTTGCAGTGTTAACTACTGTAGTTCCTGCTATTGCAGCTTTATCAGCAGTTAAACTTAAATATTTTTATAACTTGTTAATAGTAGAATTTACTGACAACTCATTTACTTCAGGTGCAGATTTAATCTCTGTAGCTCGTAAATCAGTGTATATTGCAACTCCAGCTATTAATGCAGGTGCAGCTTATACAGCTATCTCTGCAGGTTCAACAGAAGGTGCTGCATTGTTAACTAACTTAAATGCTTGGTTAGCAACTACTCCTGCTGCTCCAGTATTAACTTTTGCAGTCTAGTTCTTAGATTGCTTATTATACCTATCTGGTATATCAAACTTTAAAGCCTTAATTAGTATAATAAGCCCCTGGTTTTTCTTCCTTAAAAGTTTTCCAGGGGCTTTACTTATGCACTAAAAATTTAAAAAAAATGTCATTAATACTTAATTTTGAAATATGTCAAGCCAATGGTTGTAAAGATTTAATCTTTTCAGAAACTACTGGTAAATATGATGCTACTTACAATACAGGTGGATATGGTGCACCTAATGAAACTACTGCTGCTGCAACTACTGCAACATTAACTACAACAAATCCTAGTGGTTTAGTAACTACTATTGACTTAATGCCTGAAGGATTTCCTACAGATGATATTATTGCTGATGGTTACACTATTACTTCTTCAACAGTTTTACCTGATGGAATGTATACATTTGTATACAAAGTAACTTATGATAATCATGGTTCTATTGTTACATATAGTAAATCTATAAGTAAGTTATTTTATTGTAATGCAGAATGTTGTGTTAATCAAATGTTATCTAATTTAAACTTAACATGTGATTGTTGTGAAACTGATGAAAATATTAAAGATTATTACAAAGCTTGGACATTTTTACAAGCATTAAAAAATGCTGCTCAATGTGGGGATGTTACCACTTTTACTAACATATTAAAAATAATTACAAAATTATGTAAAAATAATAATTGTAAAACTTGCAAATAACAAATAAAAACCTTATATTATATAACCATGTGTGATTGCTGTAAAAAAATAATAGTTCAAACAAATACTACTACATCAGTAAATACTGTAGATTTTATATCTGTAGAAGCTATTGATATTTTAAAAGATACTTCTTACGCATTTGAATATACTGCTTTAGAAGATGGAGATTATATTCTTCAATTAGAATTATATATTGACCTTATTCCTAGTGAAGGAGCAACTTATTTAACTTCACAATTAACTAAAAATAATATTGTAGAATCAAATATTAATGCTAATCATAGAGTAGGTCCTGATGAAATACCTGAAACTACATATACTCATAATTGTAAAATTACAGGAGTTGTTACAGGAGATGATATAGGATTTAGATTAGCTGCTTCTGGATCAAATGCATATATAAATAATGGATCAATAACTGTTATAAAAGTAGTATAATATGGATGATTGTAGTCAACTAAATATACCTATAGGACCTCAAGGTCCAGAAGGTCCAGAAGGACCTCAGGGTATTCAAGGTATTCAGGGAGAACAGGGTATTCAAGGTGATCCTGGAGTACAAGGTCCTAGTGGAGTTATTAGTGTAACTGCACCTATTACTAATACAGGTACTTCAACTTCTGCAGTAATTGGTATTGATACTGCTGCATTAGTAACTATTATAAATAGTTCTAGTTCAGGTGGACTTGTTCCAACAGGAGCAATATTACCATTTGGCTCATTAACTGCTCCAACAGGATGGGTTAGTTGCAATGGTCAAATAGTTAATAGAGCTGGAACTTATGCTGCATTATTTGCAGTAATAGGTGATAAGTATGGTGTAGGTGATGGGTTTTCTACTTTTAATTTACCTAATTTAAAAACAAGTGTACCAGTAGGATATGATTCTAGTGTTACAGCATTTAATACTTTAGGAAATGTAGGTGGTGAAACAGATCATTTATTACTTAATGCAGAAATACCTAAACATACTCATAAATTAGATCAAGGTGTAGATGGAGCTATTTTTAATCTTTCTGGAAATCACCAACACAATTATAATCTTCAAGGTGGATCTGTAAATAGAAATTCTAATCTTGCAGATCTTGATGGTACAGGTGGTGAACCAGTAACTAATTTTGGTGTTACAACATCAAATGGTGATCATAGACATACAGGTAATACTGGTGATGGTACAACTAGTGGACAAGCTGGTGGAGGAACTCACAATAATATGCAACCATATGTAGTGTTTAATTACATAATTAAAATATAATAATATGTGTAAATGTAATGAATTAACAATACCTATTGGTCCAATTGGTCCTCAAGGGATACCTGGTAATAATGGTACAGATGGTGTTGATGGTACAGATGGTACAGATGGTAGAAATGGTACAAATGGAATTGATGGTACTAATGCTTTTAAATTTGTAAAACAATTTGTAACTGAAGATATAGAACAAACTATTGTTGTACCATATTCACAATGGAGATTTTGTAGAATTGTTCCAACAGGTTGTTTAGCTGATGGAACTACTGCAAATCCTTTTGTAGATATACATATTCAATTATGGCTTTATATAAATGGAGAATCACCTTATTGGTTATTATTAAGTAATGGTGATTTTAGTACAACTTTTAGTTATGATGTAAGAGTAATTAGTGCAACAGGAGATGTTAGAATTGATACTGCTGGTAATTATGGAACTTATAGATTAGTAATATTAGGATAATGACAGAAACAAATTTAAATATAGTATTATCTAATGCATTATGTTGCTCTAGTCAATTAGCAAATAGTGTAGCTAATTTATATAACAAAGGTAACATTTGTGTAGATACTGAATTTGATAAATTAAAATTATTAATTGATAGAATTGAAACATTAAAATGTTATAACTTTCCAATAGTTACAATATCTGAAAATATTAATGGTAAATTTTTTACAGGACTATCTGAATCAGAATTTTTTTGGTTAAGTAGTAAAACTAATTTAACCATTCAATTAAATGTTAATGGTACAACATATACACTTCTTTCAGATAGTGTAAATAGTGGTTATCAATTAATAATAAATAAATTAACTGCATTAGGAGTTCTTGTTTCTTATACAATAACTGGTGAAAAAAATAAAATATTTAATTTAGTATTAACTTGTAATATATTAAATATTAGTTTTACAGCACAATATGGTAGAGAAACTCCTTTTGAAATTATATTTAATAATACTCTTCCTGGAGTATGTTCAACTACAACAACAACTCTTGTTGAAAATTGCTTAACAGAAGAACAAGCAGATATTATGATGCATGATATAATGCGTCAATGTGATATTTGTGATTGCCAATTAACAACTTAAAATAAAATAAAATGAATTTACAATTTGGAAATCAAAGTAAAAGTTATTTAGACCAGTTACTTAAACAAAACCTTAATAGTTTTAAAGCATTTGCTTATCAAAAACTAACAGTTACTGGTACTGCAACAACTTTAACTGTTCCTGCAAATGCTAAATATGCAGAAATTAGATTAGAATCTTCAGTGACTGCATCTATCCCAGTAAGATATTTAATTACAGGTGGTATTCCTACAGCAACTGATGGTATGGCTTTAAATAATTTAGATATATTTGATATAAGTGATTATCAAAATCTAGTTAATTTTCAAGCAATACAAACTGGTGCAGGTACTCATACTTTACATATTACTTATTATAAATAATAAACAATGATTTCAGCTTTTAAAAATGCAAGAAAATTATTTTCTCAAAATGGAGGAAGTAGTAATGGAGCTGCTGTTAACTTAGTAGGTTCTCCATGTGAAATTCAATTAGCTGCAAGTGATGAATCTACTGCTTTAACAACAGGTACAGCTAAGGTTAGCTTTAGAATGCCTTTTGCTATGACTGTATCAGCAGTTAGAGCTTCTTTGGTAACTGCTCAAGCAAGTGGCACTATATTTACAGTAGATATTAATGAAGCGGGAGCAACAATACTTTCTACTAAATTAACAATAGATAATACTGAATTAACTAGCACAACTGCTACAACAGACCCTGTAATATCAGATAGTGCTTTGGCAGATGATGCTTTAATAACTATAGATATTGACCAAATAGGAGATGGTACTGCTAAAGGTTTAAAAATATTATTAAAAGGAGTTAGGGCATGATAATAAATCCTTACATATATTCTGTTGGTACAGCTTATGACCCAGATGCTCAGTTATTCTTTAATGCTCAAACAGGAGCAGGAGTAACGCTTACTACTACTGAAAAAAATGCTGTTAATCAATGGGTAGTAGATAGCAAAGCAGCCAACATTTGGACTAAGTTTAAAGCTGTTTATCCAATGGTAGGTGGAACTTCAACAAGTTGCAAGTGGAATTTAAAAAACCCTGTTGATAGCAATGCCGCTTATAGATTAACTTTTTTTGGTGGTGGTACGTTTAGTGCAAATGGCTATCTGCCAAATGGTACAAATGCCTACGCATCTACTTTTTTAAATCCATTAGCGGCTTTAACAAATAATAATACTCACATGTCTTATTATTCAAGAACGGTAACATCTGGAGCTAATCTTGGCTTAATTGGTGCATCCACAGGAGCAACGTCTTTACCATTATTTACTATTTATGGCAGGAATGCAATTAACTCAGTGACAATGGATTCTTATAATTATACTACTTGTAGAAATTTTGTAAGTGATAACACTGGTGCTGCTTTTTATATAAATAGTAGAACTACAAGCACATCATTTAAGTCTTATAGAAACGCTGTTATGGCTTTAAATAATGTAGCATCTAATACTTATAATGTTGCAACTATAAATTTTCCTATCACAATTGGTGCTTTAAATTTAAACGGAGTAGTAAGTCAATTTTCAAATTTTCAATGTGCCTTTGCATCAATTGGTGATGGCTTAACAGATGCTGAAGCTTTAGCTTTTTACAATGCCGTTAATGCCTTCCAAGTAACTTTAGGTAGAAATGTTTAACAAATATAAATTATGAAACTAACAGATATAACAAGAGCAGAATATACTACTTATGTAGGACTTCTAACAGAAACTCAAAAAGATGAATTAGTAGGGCAAATGTATGCTCCAGATTGTTATTTTAATCCTATTCAAGATAACGCAGATAATTGGATTATCTCTGTTGAGGAGATGGCTAATAACATAAATCCAAATTATATGTGGGTACAAGATTTACCATTAATACTATATGTACCTAAAGAAAATCCTTTTCCACCATTTAGTGAAAATTAGTAAATATGGGACAATCAGCATTTAAAAATCCTAAAAAGATATTCAGTCAAGCTGGAGCAGACCCTGCATTAAATAATCGTGTAACAACTTTAGAAAACAATGAATACAAAATTACATATTATGAGATTGTGTCAGGAACAAGCGGAAGCCTCACAATCCCAACAAACTCAACCATTAACTCAAATGAGTTTGGTTTATCGGGTAACGCAATACTTTCAAAGATTGATGGCTCGAATAAGCCAACGTATGAGAGTCCTAAAACGGTAGGTGGAGTTGTAGTAACAGCATCTCTTAATCCCACTACAGGGGCATGGACATCATCAGGAACTTATACAGATGCAACTGTAGCTTTAATCTATTCAATTAAGATTAAGTCAGTATATTATTCTAACTTAAATTATGATAGAATAATTGAAACTGTGGCATTAGCCGTAACAAAGACTTCTGACTTAATAAATGACGGTGATGACGGTAATAAATTTATTTCTTTAAATGATTTACCTTCTAATCTTATTTTATATGCTACAACGGTTGCAAGTGACATTCCTACTTATGTTAAGCTAGTAAGTAGCATAACAGACCCAAGTTATAACACAGTTGCAGCAGATGTAAGCACAGGCTCGATAACAACTACTAATCAATTTATATCTAGTTTAATTACCTCAACAAATGTAATAGTTGGTAATCCTGGTGTTATTAATATTTCTACGATTGGAAATATTAGAAAAACTGCGGGTTCGGGAGATGCTGAATTTTATTTTGAAGTTTATAAAAGAGATAGTGCAGGAACTGAAACTTTAATTACTACTTCGGGAAGTACTCCTCCTGTTTTTAATGGTGTTTATGCTCAATTTTCAGCAACTGCATTATGGAATGATGGAACATTTTTATCAACTGATAGAATTGTTTTAAAGTTTTATGGAAGTAGAATAGTAGGTGGTTCTGCCCCTACTTATGATTTTCAATTTGGAGGTTCAAATCCTGTTAGGTCTTTAGTTCCTTTACCTTTAACTGTATCTCCTAGCAATTCAATTCAAATTGTATCTAAAGATATTACTGATAGCACAGCCCTAACAGGAACGACTGCCATTACTTTAATGAAATCAGTATTAATACCTGCTAATACTTTTACAACTGGTGATATTGTTAAGGTATTAAATAGAGCTGTTAGAAGTACTGCAACTGGTGCTGCTACTGATTATTTATACATTAATACGACTAATAGTTTAACAGGTGCAACGCTTGTTGGAATAGCACAAGGCACATTTTCTTTTTTTGGAATGGAACGTAGTTTATATATTAAATCTTCAACTAATAGCGAAACTATTAACTCAAGTGGTGGTGCTGCTGGTAGTGAAGTAGCGGCTGGCACAAGTGGCGCATCTAGTTTAAATATTAATTGGGCTGTTAATCAATATGTAATTGCAGCCTTTCAAAATGCAGCGGTAGGTAATAGCACGGTAATGAGTTCACTTATAATACAAAAATTTTAATGGAAAATTTAATTAAAATAAATAATACAATTACGTGGAGAGATATTCAAAATGCTGATATAATTGATATTCAAAAATTAGATGAAATGGCTTTGAATTTAACATTAGCAGGATATAACACTTACTACTTTGACTATCCAAATACATCAGTGAATGAAATAAACTATAAAACAATTGACGAATTAATAAACGCATTAAAATAAACTTTGTTAAATAATATGGACGCAAATGAATTAACATTTAATATAAAAGACGTAGTTACAATTGTTATTGGCTTAGGTTCTGTTATTGGTTTTATTTATATGATTAAATCTAGTACTGAAAAAACTGAATTAAAAATTACAGAAACTAATGATGAATTAGATGAATTTAAAAAGATTGTAAATGAAAAGTTTTTACATTCCAAGAATACTAAAAAAGCAACAGTAGAATATATCATGGATACAGTAGAAAAAAAAGAAAATCTAATTTACACTAAAATAAGTGAGATTAAAAGTGAACAAGAAGTAGCCCACAATAAATTGTGGAATAAGTTAGATTCAGTTGAAAAGATGCAACAAAGCATAAGCAATAGTTTAGCTGAACTAACAGGTTATTTAAAAGCTAAAAATATCTAGTCATGAAAAAATACAAAGTTGAAGAACTACAATTACAATTTACCAAGTTAGGTTACAAGTGGTTGCCATTTCAGATAGTTGGTATTAGATCAAAAACAGATAGTCCAAATAAGTTTGATGACTTAATAGGACTTGTTGAAAAAGATAACATTACTTGGTTTACAGGAACTACTAATCCTGGCACTCATTGGTTAAAGAATTTATTAAATTCAAAAGGTGCAGCATTACTTAAACCTAATCAATATTTAGATACTTGGAAGTTAGCTTTACATCAAGGTAAATATGAAGCTCTTTGTCAAAGAAAACCTGTAACTGTTTACAGAGATTCTAATAAGAATAATTTTAGTGAAGAAACAGCAGTAGTTGATACAGGATTATTTGGTATCAATATACATAGAGCAAATCCATCTGTAATATCTTCAATAATAGATAAATGGAGTGCGGGCTGTACAGTATTAAACAATCCTTTAGACTTTAACTTTTTAATAAAAAGATGTAAAGAATCAGGATTAAAAGATTTTAGTTACACAATACTTAAAGAATTTTAATATGTCAAAAAGAAAATTAGCAGATTATGGAGCAACAATACTAAGTTTAGTAGTAGCAATAGCTTCTGCATGGATGACAATAGAATGGACAACTTTTGATATTAAAAAAGAATGGCCTAAATTAGTACTTTCTGCAGTAATTGCAACAGGTGGTTATGTGTCAACATTAAAACTAAAAAAATAATGTTTAAAAAAATTAAAGATAATTTAGAATTAATTTGTATAGTTGTAATAATCTGTATAGTATTCTTATTAGGTAAATCTTGTAGTAATAAAGTAATTAAAATATTAGAACCTGAAGTTGTTACTATAACTAATTACAGAGATACTATATTTCCTAAAGATACTATTTATGAAAATAAGTGGTATCCTAGTAAACCTAAACATGATACAGTATGGATACCTTTTGATTCAGTAGATGTTAATAAAATATTAGTATATAATGATACTATTAAAAAAGTTGAATATGAAGCATATACTCAAACTACTGTTCAAGGTATATTAAGAGATATGAAATTAGGTATTAAACTTAAAGTACCTTTAATGATTAAAGATTGTACAGTAGTTAAAAAAGATAGTTTAATTTATAGACCTTACAAATATGAATTACATGGTGGACTAGTTGTAGGACTTACAATGTTAGCACCTACAATTGATTTAAGTATAGACAGATGTACTTATAGTATTGGATATAATCCATTTAATAAACAACCTATAATTGGATTTAAATATAGAATGTTTGGATGGACACCTAAAAATAAAAGAAAAAAATAATTATGTTTACATTAAGAACTGGAGTTGCTGATGTCAGGAATATAGCTGACTCAGGTAAGAATAACTATTCATTTAGAATTAGTGATGAGCAAATAGCTTTTTGGTTTCATGAAGTTAGATCTATGCTTATTTCTCAAGCAGTATCTAAAAGACAAGATATATCTGATGTATGGGTACAAGAAATATCTTGTGCTGAATTAGAATTAGTAGATGCTAGTGATTGTTGTTTTATAACTACAGATTGTTACATACTTAAAACTAAATTGCAAATTCCAGTAACTGTTGAAACATCTAGTGATAACTTTATTATAAGAGTAACTACTCCTACAGGAAATATTATATCCAAGTCTAATCCTTTTGAAGTTAAGTACAATAAGTATAATAAATATACAGGTACTAAACATCAATGGTATTTAAGAGATAATTATTTATATATTACTTCAGATTTATTATTGGAATATGTAAATATATTTGCTATCTTTGAAAACCCAGAAGATCTAACAGGATTAAGTTCATGTGGAACATCTGCATGTTTTTCTTGGGATAGTAAATATCCTGTGTCATTAAAGATGGCTAATGATATTACTAATATTATAATGCAAACTAAAGTAATGCCATTCTTACAAATGCCACATGATACAAGTAATGATGCATTATCTCAGAATCAATTAGGTAAGAAATGATAGAATTTAAGGCAACTAAAAGAACTAAAGGAAAATTTACTAAAGACTTATCAACTAAAGATTTCTACAAAGATTATTGTAGAGCATCTTTTAACAACAAAAGAATACCTGTAGATTATGCAGTATACTATA